GCAGGGTATTGGTGGCGGTACAATCGACAACTACGGTGGTGCCTCTGGCTCGACTGGTTGGGCTGGCGCTTCGTACAACCCATGGACTGACGGTGTTGACCAAAACGCCATCAACATGGCTGGTGGGAACCTTGCTCTTGGTTCGCTTGACCTTCTCATCGACCTCGTGGAAAGCAACGTTGCCGAGCCCGTGGAGAACTCCGAATGGATGTTCCTCATGTCGCCCGCTGCCAACAGCCGCCTTTCGCAGTTGCTTGTCAACCAGCAGCGTTTCGTTGACCAGGTTGAGATTGCTTCGGGTCTGATTGTTCCCACCTACCGTGGCGTTCCCATTGTCAAGTCTTCGTTCTTGGCTCCTCGTACCAACAAGATGGGCGCAGTCACAACGACTATTTCCGGAATCACTGGTACTTTGAACGGTACCTACGGTTACGTTGTGGCTCCCGTCATTGCTCGTTTTGGTGAAATCCAGGGCTCGACTGCTGCTTCTGCCGCTCCTTCGACCGGTGGTGTTAAGTTGTCTTTCTCGACCCCCACGGGTCCTGAAGGTTCGCAGCCTACGCACTACAAGGTTTACCGCACCGCCGCTGGTGGCTCGCAGAGCGTGAACACCAACTTTACCCTTATCGGTATGGTTGACGCGTTCTACACCGACAGCACTGGTAACATTTGGCCTACAACCGTCATCACCGACACAGGCTCTGCCCTTGTCCCCAACGACGGTACGCACGCTATTGGCACCGCTCCCACCTCGTACTACTACGCCAACCCGGGTCTTAACCCGCTGACGTCTAACGGCGAGCAGAGCATCTACCTCATGTCACGTGACCCGAACTACATTGTTCGTCCTCACGTTCGTGAGATGCAGCCTGTCAACGTGTTCCCGACCACTGCTTCGCCCGACAGCCTGCCGTTCGCCTTTGTTGCGGACACCACGCTCGCCGTTCGTGCTCCAAAGTACATTGGTCGCTTGGCCAACGTTCGTGCCGCTCTCGACAGCACTTCTGGTAACGGTTACACGCCGACCAACACGTCGTACACGCCTAACTTCATCGTTGACTAATCTAGTCAATTGGTTGCTTAGGTTTAAGTAGCACACATTTTCAACATGGCGGGCGGGGCCCCTCGTTCCTCCCCCGCCCGCCATGTTGGATTTATCGAAAGGTTTTGAAATGGTTTTGTTAGCAAAGAAAGAACTAGGCGGCGCTGCCGGCTACGTTTGGGACAAAGTTGGTGACGAGGGTGCTTTAGAAATTCACCCACGACTTGCTCAAGAACTCCTCTCAATTCCCGGAGAACTTTTTTACGTTGTCGAAAAGGCAGTAAATAAAGTTGAAGAAGTATTTACGGAAGTGGTCGAAAAGGCCCCCGTTAAGAAGACGGCACCCAAGGCACCTGTCGTTGAAGAAAAGGTCGGAGACGACCTCTCAGACGCCTTACAAACAGCATCATCAACCAAGCGACGCACGAAGGAATAGGTCATCATGGCAAATAACGGGTCACAATATTCGGACCCCGTTGCTCTTGCCACGGTAGCCGATTTCTCAAAGCGTTACCCAGAGTTGGTGGTTGATTTAGACCCAACGACTATTGCAGATATTCTTGTTGAAGCCACGGCTCACCTTGAAGATATTACTGGTCGTCGTCTGGCTCCATTTACGGGCCACATTTATCAAGACCGTCTCTTTGGAATCGACCCCGTAGAGTACGGCAATAACGCAGACATGCCTATGGACATTTATGGTTCATTGGGTATGTCACAGGCTATTGCCCTTGGTGCTTCAACACTTGTTCGCCACTTTTGGCTTGACCAGTGCGCACCGGCATACCCTGAACTATGGACATACAACATTCAGTCCATGAAGATTTTTCGCACATACGGTGACTACCAGCCCATTGACTTTCTTCACGGCGGCGTTCGCGGCCCTGACGTTACTGACGGGCACGTATGGATTCGCTTGGGAACTTTTGCTCCCGAGGGAAGCCGTATTGAAGTCATCTATGACGGCGGCTACACAAACGGCATTCCGGCATCACTTCGACGCGCCTGCCTTTTCCAAGCCGCCAAATTCATCATGCTCGAGTTTGAACCACAGACTCGTCGAGAGATGAACCTTGATGAAATTGAAAAGCAAATTGACAAGTTGATTGGCCCCTGGGTCCGCGGCTAATGACTGTTGGCGCAAGAGCAAATGGTCAAAAGGGCGCATTTGGCGGCTCAGCCCCAAAGAAACTTCAGTACGGAAACGCAAACGCATCTAAAGTTGCTGAAACGGCTTTTCGTGAAGTTGCTGCTCGTTTAGAACTTATCAAGATTCACCTTGAAGACCCAGAGCCCGCATTTAACGCAATGGCGGCTGAGTTCGGTTTGATGGAAGCAGACCGCTTTCTTCACGATGGTTATTCCAGCACATTTGGTGGAAAAGTTTGGCAGCCAACTGACAAGAAAACTATTGCTAAAAGAAAATCTGAGGGTGGAAACCCTCAAGACCAGACTCTTTTAAACTTTGGTTATCTCGCTCGAGCCGCCTCTAACCCAGAGTTGAGTTACGTTGGCAACAAAGCAGTCAAACTTATAATTGACCCGCGCCGAGAAGGCGGAAACGAAAAGTATAGCCGTGGCAAAAACTACGGCGTTTTTGCGCAACTTGGTATGGGCAATAATCCTCGACGTCCCTTTGTTGAGATGACACCTAAGTTTGTAAAAATGGCAAATGAAATTCTTCGGTTTTACGTTCTTTACGGAACCGCAGAAGAAATCAAAAAAGAACAAATTAAAGTTCCTTCAAACTCTTGGCTTATGCAGTCAACCAAAGAAGATTTGCGCAAATTTGAAAAGCGAATGGAACGCAAAAAGGCTGGCATGATGCCATTTGGCGCAAGTCACATCATTCAGCAAGAAGGCGTTAAGCCCTACAAGCGCCAAACAACAACAGTTGGCGGCAAATCACTTGGTAAGAGGGGCTCCTAATGGCTACAAAGCAATGGTGGACCGAATGGTCAACGCAGGACATTGGCGATGCCTTTGGCCCTGTATACGGTGGTCACACAGTTCAAGAAGCGTTTTATAACACTCTTCAAACTTGGCTCCCCACATACATTGCTGAATTCAACCGCGCACTTGGTAGCAACGTTTTGATGGTGCCTTTTGAGTACCGTCACCGTCCCGAGTATCGCACGCTTCCCAAGAATTCCTCGGCGGCTATTTTAGTTACCGTTCCCGGAACCGCTGGTCAACCAGAAATTTTTCAGAACAATGTTCGTGCGCATTTTCACGTTGACGTAATGGTCTACATTTACGGTTCAATTGACTGGCAAGAAACAGAGGCGCTTACGCAGGCTTATGCCGCGTGCCTCCGAACTTGCATGGTTCAAAATCGCGCACTTGGCGGTATTGCTGAAACAACCATTTGGCTGGGCGAAGAATACCTTGAAGGTGAGCACAGTTCTACTCGAACAACCGGTGTATCGCACATTCGTTTTCTTGTTACCATTGCCAACGTAATGAACATCTACGGTGGCGTTGCAACTCCATCAGTTGCTGCTCCGGCAGCCGTGCCAGTGTCTCAGACCAAAAATATCACTGTGCAGAAAGAATCGCTATGAATCAAATCACAATTCTTATCCAGTCGGACTATGTAGTTTATGACGACTTGGGGCAACCAATGGCGCAGGGAGAAATCCATGTGGTCAACGACACGCCGGTTATTGAGGACCTTATCTCAAATGGTCACGCCAGCCTAGTTCCCGATGTAACGCCTCCGGTCGTTGCAGAAGAAGTAGCGCCAAAGGCCGCAACACAAACCAAAAATTCTAAGAATCAGGAAACTGTTTCTACTAGCCCAACAGGAGAAATCTAATGGCTCAAGCCCCCGGTGTTAATATCACGGTGACAAGCAACACATCCAATGTCTCAGTCCAGAACCCTACGGGTACCTGGTTTGCGCTTGGAGTCGCTGCGGGTCCCGCAAACATCCCAGTTCCAATTCAGTCAATGAATGACTTCAACTCTGTTTTTGGTCAAATTGTTAACGGTCAAATTACTGGTCGTTACTCATTGCCCAACATGAACAGCACGGCTCTTTACGACGCCCTTGATGTGTACTTCCGCGAAGGTGGTATGCAGGCATTTGTGGTGCGCGTTCAGCCCGCATCAACCGGTGTTGCCGCCACATCTGGCTCCGCTGGTGGCGTTTGGACTCTTACCGCTGGCGGTAAGGGCACATGGGCCAACTCCTCGGGCGCATCTGCGGCTGGTGTTATCCTTACCGTAAACTTTATTTCGGCTGGTAACTACAGCGCAACCATTGCCTATAACGGTGTTACCAACGCTTCGATTACTGGTCTTTCGAGCGACACTGATGTTATCAACTGGGTGAACTCGCTGCCCTTGTATCAGGGCCTTGTGACCGCTTCTGCCGTTACCCCCAACCCCGCTACCGTCACAGCAGCCTCGGCTACTGGTGGCGTGGTTACATACACCGCTGTCAACTCTTTCTCCGCTGGTCAGACAGTTACTATTGCTGGTCTTTCAACTGCGGCATTCAACCTTTCAAACGTTGTAATTGCAACCGCTAGCGGCACTCAGTTCACAGTGACCAACGCTGCAACTGGTACTGCTGTCACCGGCGCCTCGGCTACCGCTACGCTGATTTCTTCACTGCCCACAACCACTGTTACGCCTTTGACCGTGTACATGACTGGTGGCACTGACGTTGCAGTTGCAGACACTGACGTTACAGCCGCGCTTGCTTCGATTACTGAAGCGTATGGTCCCGGCCAGGTTTCGTACCCCGGCAACACAAACGCTGCCATGTACGTTAGCCTTGCTAACCACGCTGCAAATAACAACCGCGTTGCCCTCTTGGATGCCCCTAACTCGGCTACAGCCGCCACACTGGTTTCGACAGTTACAACATTCCAAACAAACGTTGCCGTGGTTGACCCTTCATACGCCGCTTTCTTTGGTCCTTGGCTTTTGACCCCTGGCACGGTAAACACCAACCCTTCGACAACCAACCCATATGCGTTTACGCGCACAGTTGCTCCAGTTGCCTTGGCCGCTGCCAAGATTGCTCAGAATGACGCCGGACACGATGCCAACGTTCCTGCTGCTGGCATTACGGGCGGAAACGCCACTTACGTGACTGGCCTTACGCAGTTGTACGGTTCGTCTGACCGCGCAACACTCAATGCCGCTGGCGTCAACGTTATCCGTAACGTGGCAAACGTTGGCACAATTTGCATCTACGGATTCCGTTCTGCTGCTGTGAACCCCGCTTGGATTTACTTCAACAACGTTCGTTTCCGTATGCAGGTTGTTTCGCAGTTTGACGCCATTGCCGAAGGATTCGTCTTTCAGGAAATTGACGCCAAGGGCCAATTGTTTGGCAAGTTGGCCGGTGCGCTTGGCGCTCAATGCCAGGCTTATTGGTTGCGCGGAAGCCTTTATGGCGCCACCGCTGGTTCGGCATACGTTGTGAACACTGGTCCTACGGTCAACACTCCCGCCACAATTCAGGCCGGTCAGGTCAATGCAGTTGTTAGCCTCAAAATGTCACCCTTTGGTGAATTCGTTAACATCAGCATTGTTAAGTACGCCGTCACTGCAACGCTTCCTCAATAACTAGAACTAGACACTAAGGAAAACACATGTCAACAACGTACAATAATACAGGTACCCCAACGTATTTCGGTTCAGAACAACAGTTTCTTGTATCGCTTACAATTCTGGCAAAACCTCTCGGCGTCACTCTTGCAAGCATTTTGGCCGGAAACACCCCTGTCACTTTCGACAAGTTCAGCGGCGGCGATGTTCAGAGCACAATCAACAAGCACCGTCCTGGTGGCATGGGTCCAGAGATTTCGTTCTTGGCGTTGCCTACTTACTCGGACGTTACCATCACTAAGGCGTGGAACACGTCAATTGACAACCTTATTTGGTCTGACCTAACGCAACTGATTGGTAACTCTATTGTTGCTGTTACCGTTCAGCCTTTGGACGACGGTGGTAACGCATGGGGTTCTGGTACGGTTTACACCGGACGTCTCAACAAGGCCATGCCTGGTGGCACCGACTCAAACAGCAACAGCGTTCGTATGCTTGAGGTTGGTCTTTCGGTTGAAACCGTTGCTCTTACTTCTGCTTCGGCCACCACGGCCACAAGCCAGCCTAGCACTTCAATGGGTACATCGCTTTGGGGCACAACAGCCGTTATCTAATCTGATAACATACTAACAAAATAAAACCTGGAGGAAACATGGTTGATTTTAAAATCGAGGGGCAGGACGAAATTCTAGTGACAGGCGGGGAAGTTGCCGACCAATTGGTTGAGACAACTCCCCTCTTGTCATTGAAGAAGCGTCGCGAACAAATTGTCAATGACTTGTACATTGACATTAAGGTTCCCCGCTGGGACAATCCCGAACTTTACTTGCGCTTCAAGCCGGTCTCTGCTACAAAGTTGGGGCACACCATTGAGAAGTATCAAGCAAAGGCTAAAGCCGACAAGAACACAGACTGGTCATTTTTGGCTAACGCTGAGATGCTTCTTGACGCTTGTATTGGCGTATACGCCGTGATGAATGGCGACAAGGACAATAAATTGTCCTTGCGTCCCAACGAGCCACACAGCCCCTGGACCCGCTTTGACGAGGTTATGGCTGACGCTCTTGGCATCGAGGCCGCACGCGCAACTGATGTTGTAGTTGCTACCTTTTTTGCAGAGGGCGACTTGATTGAAACAGCCAATCGTCTGTTCCGTTGGAGCAACATTGCCAACAACGAGGCTGACGAAACTTTCTAAAAGCCCTGAGCGAAGACCCCTACGTTGAAGCCGCGGGGTATGCCGTTTACCTAGGCATGGAGTCAACAACTCTACTGAGCCAGGGCCCTGAAGATTATTTGATTAGCATGGCGGTAATCCAAAGTGCAATCAAATTAAAGAATTCAGAAAAAATCGAAGAAATCAAAGTTCTTGCTGAACTTATTGGCTACGAAGTTGCAAAAACAATAGCCAAGATTTTCTAACTACTAACCCCGCTTACTAACCAATTCGAGCGGCAGGATGGCCGCTACCTCTTCGGGGGTAGCGGTTTTCTTGTTTATAAGGTCAACTATGAATGAACAACTTAGTTTTAATCTAGACGTACAGACGGGTGATGCCGTCAAGAACGTTGACGCCCTTCAGGTGTCGATAGATGACCTTACAAAGGTAATGGGCGATAACGTCAAGACAGGCGGCAAACTTGTCAAGACGATGGCGGACAACTCAAAGCAGACCAGTGTTCTAACTAAAGAACTGACTGACCTTATCAGGGTTATGAATGAGTCTGCTAAGGCCACCGAAGACAACACGGCTGCCACAATGCTTGGTGCCGAGGAGACCGAAAAAGCCACCGGCGCAATGAAGGCAGAAATTGCTGAGTTGCGTTTGCTTGTTACTTCTTTGAAGGAGGCCGCTTCTGCAACTCGAGAAGCCGCTGTCGCTGATGAAGAAATGGCAACGGCCAGCAAAGCCGCTACCGGTGAAAAAGCAAAAACAACGAGCATTCTTTCCAAGATTAGCAGCCTAGGAACTCCCGAATTTCTCAAGGCGGCAACTTGGAGCACATTGGCTGTGGGCGGCGTTGCTTACGAAGCAATTAAAAATTACACTCAGTTTAATGCTGCGTTAACGCAATCCATTACACAAGCCGGGCGAGCGCCAGGAAGCCTCCCCTTCTTAACCAATGAAGCCGTCAACATTGCCAAAAACACTGGTATACACCTTACTGACGTAGCCAACATTCTTTACCGTGTTTCCTCCGCCACGGCGAGTTGGAACGGTGGGCTGGGCGCCACTAATAAGCAATTGGGGCAAATGGCTTCACAGGTTGCAAACCTGAACGTTCTTGGCGGCGTGGCCGGCGGCGCCCCTTCAGAACAATCTGCTCGAGTTATTGGCGCTATTATGAACGCCAACCTTCAGGGGATTGGTACCGACCCAAAAAAGGCTGCTGCCTGGGTTAACGCTGCTGTTGGTGGTGGTGACATTAAGCAGTCGGAATTTATTTCCGCTATGGGCCGAGGGTTGCTTGCCTCGTTGTCTGCTCACAATATTTCAGCATCAAGTGGTGCTTCATTTGTAGACCTTTTGACCACGTTGGGTACCCCTGGTTCTACTGCTGGTCAGTATGCTAAAACCGCCCTTACGCTTATGACCGCGCCCAGTGCGCAGGGTTCTGCCGCTATGTCAATGATTGGCGTTAGCACCGGTCAGTTAGGTGCGTTGCTTTCGGGCAAGGGCGGAATTACCGCTGCCGCCGAATACTTGCACCAGGCTTTGCAACGCTTCAACCCATCTGCGTTCAAGGAAACAACTACCACAAAAGACGCGCAGGGCAAAAGCGTTGTTCTAACCGGTGCGGCTGCCGCTCGAGCCCAAATTGAAAAATGGGCAACCGGAACAATTCCGCAAAAAGTTTTGGACGAATGGACCGCTGGAAAACTTGGTTCAATGTCTGCCGCTGCTTTGGGCACCACAACCTCTGGTGCCAATGGAACAGCCGTTAGCGGTGCTCAATGGTTGAATACCCTTCAAAACCTTATCGTTACAAAAGCGTACGGTGGTTCGCGCAGTTCAGCAACCATTGACGCCCTTATTATGCACCCAGGTGAAATTGCGGGTATTCAAGCGTACATTGACCGAAATTCAACGGAAAAGAAATTAAATCAAGACCTTGCTATTGCCAATGCCACTCCACAAGCCCAGTTCCGTCGCATGGAACAAACTTTTATGGGTCAAATGGTCAAGTTGGGTCAAGAAATTACGCCTACCGCTATTAAATTAAGCAAGGTTTTATTGGGCGTTGTAGACGGACTTCTTAAAATGAAGTTTGTTCTTGTACCATTGGTTACCGCAATTGGCATTATGGGTGCCTCTGCTTTAGTTATTAAGGGTGCTGGCGTTCTTCAAGGCGGTATGCGTGTTTTTGGTGCCGGTGCCGGTGCCCTCAGCCGACTCTATGGCCGCATTGCTGGCCCCGCTGAAGAAGGCATTGCTCGAACCGGTCCTGCAAAGTTTTTTGAATCGCTTAGTCGCGGTACTGGTATGTTTGCTTCATTGCAAACGCCTGCCGACAAAATGAATATGGCTGCCGACAAAATGCTCGAGGCCGCTGGAATTAGCAAAAGTGTTGGCGGCGGCGGTGGCGGAAACCTCTTTAAGAAGTTGTTCAAACGAGGGGAAACCACCGCTCTTTCTGATGCTGAAAAAGCGGTTGTGGGCAAGGGCGAATCTGCACTTGCTGGCGATGCCGCTGGTTTTGTAGCAAAGGAAGCCCTGCCTGTTGCGGAAAAAGTTGGTGGCGGACTTCTTTCTCGATTTGCTGGTGCTGGTCTTGGCGACCTTGTTGGCGGCGTGGTTGGCGGCCCAGTGGGCGCAGTTGTCATGGCAACTGTTGGGCCTATGCTCATGCCATACATTGCCAAGGGTATTGGTTCTGCGGTTGGAGGCATTGGCCATCTTTTTGGTTCTTTGTTTAGCAGCAGCACCCCAAAAACCCCAGCGCCAAAGCCAATCTCTGTTGCGGGTGTTATGACCGGGCGGGCCGATTTGAGGTCTGAAATCCTTGTTGCACAAGCGCAAAATCAAGGTATTGCTGCAAAGATTGCAGCGGGCACCGCCACGTCGGCAGACTACGCTTCGTTCTATACCAATACAGGCAACATCAGAAATTGGCAACAACAAGACAAGTTGTTTGGCAACATGAGTGATGCGCAAAGTGCAAAAAAAGCACAATTGGCAAACCTTGCAACTTACAAAAGTTTAACAACGGAACAAGGCGCTTTAGGGAAATTTGTTGCAGCAATTAAAGGCGACCCAAATTTGCAGTATGGTAACAACGAAACAATGAAGCAATTTCTTGCGCAAAATCCAGATGCAATGGCAGGGTTGCCAAAAAATGCTCAAGCCGCGTTTGCAAAAATTATGAACAATTCAAGTTTGACCGGTGCGCAAAAAACCGCTCAAATTGCTGCGCTAACGCAATCAACTCAATCGGCAATAAGCAATCAAATTTCAAAAATGCCAATGTCTCAAGCATTGAAAACTGTCAAGAGCATAACTGCTTCGCAATTGTCCGTAGATGGTCCGACTGCTTCGCTAACAAGAGAAGCATCTAAGAAAAACCTTACGGTTGCTCAAGCAACTTCTGACTATGCAAAACTTACACGCATGTCAATTCAATCGGCGCTTGATTCAAGAATGGACACAAAAGCGGCGGCGGCGCAAGCAAGTCTTGGAAACACACAAGCAGCAGCGGCCCTAAAAGTTGCTGCTGCAAAACTCAAGGCGCAGGCTGAAACATCTGCTGCTCTTGCCGAAAATGTTGCTTCAAAGAATAACTTGAATCAACAAAACATGACCGCTCTCGGTGCCGCTGTTGAAACATCGTTTACTAAAGCCATTACTGCGGCTGGCCTTACTCAGTCTGGCATGGCCACAGCATTCAGCACGGCTCTTGGGCACGGTGGTCTTTCGGGCGCAGTTTCAAGAATCATCAAACAGGGGATGACAGGAAAACCGTAATATGGCAACTAAAAAAAATAACCATCACCCAAAACATCATCTAACAATTCCGGCTGCATTAACCAGCACCAAAACACAAGTAAAACTTACGCCTCAAGGCGCGGCGGCACCTCAGTATTTTGCTGTTATTGGAAACTTGATTGGTGATTCGCAACTTAGTCAGGTTTCGGGCTCGGGTGGTTGGCAAATTGTTGACCGTCCAAAAAACGTTGCGGCAACGCAATGGTACGACCGGTCGCCATTTCAGATTCAGATGACACTGTTGTTTGACAATAGCAACTTGCCCCATGGAAAAACTGCTTCGGACATGTATCAACAACTTATTAGTTGGGTTGACCCCATCCCAAACACGTATCAACCTCCAGTGTTTACAATTTCTGGTCCGGTTCCAGGCACGTCAACTTCAACCAAACGACGTTTCTGGTACTTGTATTCTTTTCAATTAGAAGCCGCTATTCGAGATGGGCAAACTGGAGACATTGTACAACAGGGCGTGCAAATTACTTGTTATGAATTTAATAGCCCAATTCCAGGCGTTGCCAGTTTTGCCGAAATAGCAAGTCAAAAAACAAAAATTGCCAGCAAACCTTATTTGGTTGGACAAAATCAAACAATTCAAACAATCGCTCGAGGACCCAAGGGTTACAAAAGTTCTCAAAAATACAACACTCTTAGCAGTTGGGTTGCAGCAACCAACACGTTAAACAACTTGCGAGACCCCAAAGATGCTACAGTTTTAAAACCAGGGACAACTATTAAGATACCGGTATAATGTCTACAAGACCAACAGGAAAAAAAACTGGCGCTAAAAGCGCAACGGCTGGCGTTACAAACAACGTCGCGGCTAACCCTGCAATGGTCCCGGTTAGCAAAAGTTCTATTCTAAAACTTCAAACGCTTCCAACTGGCATTGGCTTTGGCCCAAATGACCTTGCAGATTTTGTTACCCTTGACCCTGAAACTGGCAAAATTTATCAACGTTTAGGGTATCACTACGAAGACGCTGTAACCGACGTCATTCTCCAGCAAAACATGCTGGGCACTTCAACTATCACTATCCAGTTGACTGACCCCACCCGTCAAATTCTTCGAGGCACCGGCCTTGGGAGTAATCAAGGTACTGGTGGGTATCTTTCGTTTGCGGAAATAGCAACTGCCACAAATAACAGCGGAGGAACCTCTGGCGGCGGCGGTCAAGGAATTAAACAAGGTTTGACAATCATTGTTGCGGGGCAGGGCAATAGCCGCACAATCCCTTACATTGACTCAAGCCCTCTTGCCGCTGCATCAAACTACATCATTGACCCCAAAACAAAAAAGATTATTCAAAGCGCCAACAAATTGGTGTATACCCTTGTTCAATTTGTAAAAGCATCAGACCAAGTTCAATTGATTTTTGAATCAGAAGCGGTATTCCGTTTGTCTCAACAACGAGGAAATGGTAGCGTTACCAGTATAACTAGTGCCGGCGTAACCCCGTTTGTGAAAAGCCTTGTTGAAGCATTGAACCCAGCCCCCGCAAATAGTTATTACTCTGACATAACTCTTGTTGCCCCCGATTATAAACAAATTTGGAATTCTCTTACGGGTAATCATGGAGTTCCAATTATTCCGGTTGCCCTTGGCCGAGGCACAACCACAGACCCTTATGAAGATACTTGGACTGCCATTAGCCGCATCGCATCAAGTATTGGTTGGCGCATTTGGGAAAACGCTAACACCGTTTACTTTGGGCCCGACGAATTTTGGCTTGGTATTCTTCCTGGTCAAAATAATACTCCGCCAATCAACGCAATTAAAGGAACAACGGGGAGCAACATGCAAGTTATCTCTGAGTTCAATGATAAGATTCAGTTGATTGACTTTGACTGGGACGTAGGTAAGCCATTGGGACAAGCAACGGTAACGTGCATGTTAGATGACTGGCAATTCGACATTGGCGAAATTATTGAAATAACCGGTTGCGGCATTGCAGACGGCCAATGGATGATTTCTTCCATGCAACGTGACGCTTTTCGTCCGCAAGCAACCGTGGTTCTTCAAGTGCCCATGCCATACGGTCAAGTATACGACCCAAGTTCGCAGCCCCTTGCTCCGTTCCCCATTGGAACTTCGTACAGTGCCGCAGCCTGGGCCGCTATTGCATCCGCCAACGCTGCAACCCCGACAACATAATAATGAGAAGCCAAGACGCACTTACACTTTTACAGCACCAGTTAAAATGGCAAGGAAACATATTTGCCTCTGGTCGCCAATTTGAAGGCACGTATTACGGTGTTGTAGTTCAAACCGACGTCAGCACTGGCGACGGCGCAATTACTGCTGGCAATATGACAATCACAATCCCCAACTTGAGTGGCACTCAGGTTTGGGGTCCTTTGCCATACCCAGGTTCTGTTGCACCTCCCATTGGTACCCCTTGTTCGTTAACATTCAACATCAACAATACGCCAATCGTGCACAGTTTTATTGGTTTTGGCGGTGGGGGAAGCGGCACTCAAGGTCCACAAGGCCCACAGGGCCCACAGGGTGTTGGCGGCACAAACGCGTACTGGTCAGGATTTTATGACACAACAAGCCAAACGGGCTCTACAAGTTCTGTAAACCTTGTTGCCATTCATAACACCGCGTTTGGCAACGGTATGACGCTTCTTAATCCTGGCTCAACAACGTTTGGCACAAATGCAGCCACTGCGGGCTCTGCCGTGCAGATTAACAACGCTGGAAACTACACCCTAACATACCAAGTGATGTTTGCCAATAGCGGCACGCAAATTGCTAACGCCGACTTGTGGATTCGACTTAACGGCGTTGACGTACCAACAACAAATATTTATACAACGATTACAGGTTCACATTCTGGCACTAACGGCACCGCTCTTGCAACGGCAACGTTCAGCATTCCGGCAAACGCTGGCGATTACTACCAACTTTGCTGGGCCCCATCGTCAAGCAATGTTAGTATTTACGCAGTCCCAGCGCAAACCGGTCCGACTGTTCCTGCCGGCGACTCTGTATTGTTTGCCATTCAACAAATTGCTTTCTCTGGCCCGCAGGGTGTAACTGGCGCAACTGGCGCAACTGGCGCTACCGGCGCAACTGGTCCGCAAGGTTCGACAGGAGCGGCTGCAACGGTCAATGCTGGCACAACCACAACTGTTCCATATGGTACGCCGGCTTCAGTAACCAACTCTGGCTCACAAAGTGCCGCAGTATTCAACTTTTCCGTCCCCCAAGGTCCACAGGGTACTGCTGGAACTTCTGGCACCGCGGCAACTGTTTCAGTTGGAACAACCACTACGGGTGCGCAAGGTACGCAAGCAAGCGTAACCAACTCAGGCTCCTCCTCCGCAGCGGTTCTTAACTTTACGGTTCCGCAAGGATATCAAGGTGTTGGGTACACGCCAGTTGTAAACAATCAAGGCATTGCCTATGGGGCAAGTCTTGTCGGAACAACGTTAACAATCTCCACTCCATTCAACAGTGGAAATCCTTACGGCTTTGGTGCTCTTCAGGTTGGTCAGCGAGTTCGCATTTGTGCTCAATCTGCGCCTACAACAAACTATGCAGAAGGCATTTTGACAACTGTAGATGGAACGTTTCCGTCAAGCGCCTACGTTATTTTTACGGTTGACTATTCAATTGGTGACGGTGTAACTCGTAGCCCAAATACTCTTTTTCTTACGGGTGCAGTTGGCTCACAAGGCTACCAGGGCTACCAAGGAGCACAAGGATACCAAGGTATTCAAGGCGTTGTTACCACTAACACTGGCGTACCCCCATCAGACACAACACTTCTTTGGCTTGACCAAACTGCTGCTGGAAACGGTACGCAGGGGCCGCAAGGCTACCAGGGTGGGTATTTGCCTCAGGTCGGTACATCATCCGTCCCTAGCAGCGGTTTGCTTACCGTAACAGTTGGTTCCAATACTTCCGTTAAAATTACCAATACGTCTAACCTTACGGTAGCAATTACCATTTCATCAACGGGCGCCATAGACGGACAATCTCTTGTTGTTAGGTTCTACGATTTTTCTGCTTCTCCAGCAACCTTGTCTTGGTCAAACACGGAATCAAGCGCAGTTGCCCCGCCGGGTTTTTCTAACGGTTCGACTGTTTCTCCAATTACTGTTGGATTTATTTACAACGGGGCAACATCTAAATGGCGTTGTGTAGGCTACGTATAACATGGCTTTTGCTTTTACCACTACACATGGCATTGTTTCTACCAACGGTCCTTACACCGTAATTACCTTTAAACAATCCGACACCCTTGTTTGCTCAGGCACATTATCGGGAGCAACCGTCCTCATTGTTGGCGGCGGCAGTTCTGGTGGGGGTGATTTTTCTAAAGGTTCTTATAACGGTCGTGGTGGGGGCGGTGGCGCAGGCGGCGTTGTTGCCCTTAGCGGCGTTACCCTTACTGGAAGTATGCCGGTTGTTGTTGGGCTTGGTGGCGCTGGCGTTGGCGCAAACAACAATGGCGGTAGTTCTTCTTTTGCAGGAGTAACTGCCGGAGGCGGCGGTTATGGTGGTTCAGGAAACGGAGTTGCCCAAAACGGAATCAGCGGAAGTAGCAGCACTGCTGGTGGCGGTAGCGGCGGTGGCGGTTATGGTTTCTATCCTTTTCCTAATGGAACTGGCGCCCCCGGCGGCCATGACGGTGGATTAAATACCGTAGTTGGTGGTGGCGCAGGTGGCGGTGGTGCGGGAAATGTTGGTTCCAATAACGCTGGGACCACCAACGGTGGAGCCGGTGGAAACGGCGTAACATCTAACATCACTGGCAGTACCGTTTACTACGGTGGCGGTGGCGGTGGCGGAGACGGTGGCGGAACTGGTGGAGCAGGTGGTTTGGGTGGAGGGGCAGTTGGCGGTTCTGGCTTAAACGCAACACCTAATACGGGTGGCGGTGGCGGAGGCGACAGCGTTTTTAATACTAATATAGGCAACGGTTCCGGTGGCTCTGGAATTGTTATTGTTTCGTATTTAACGTTGTCAACCACTCAAGGAATTCTTTCAAATTTGGTGTCAGCATGAACAAGATTTATCACATTCACACACCCAAAACTGGCGGTTCTTTTGTGCGCGTTAGGGTTTTGATTAATGTTTGCGAATTGATGCCAGAGGTTGCAAACCTTAACCTTCAATACGGTTTTCACGCAGCATGGCAAAACGTAGACGATGAAACTTACCTTGTTTCTTCTTGGCGCGAACCCGCCGCTCGAACGGTTAGTCAATACACTTACAAAAATAACAACCCTACGGTAGATGATTTTTTGTCTTGGTTTGAAAAAAATAAAGATGTGTTGTCTGACTATCAATCAAAAAATCTTTTGTTTGTTCCAAGCGAAAACATAACAATGTCAATGTTCATTGACAATCCAGATTTTTTGTCAATTCAAGTTGACCGTGATGAAGTTATGCGTCGCATAGCAAGAATAAATCTATTTTTGCGTGATGACCAGTTTCCTTTAAAGTCTGTAGAAATATTAGGCAATCGCATTTTGCAAGATTTTGGTTCAAGTGAAACGTTTCGCTATTGCTTTAATTACGACAATGATGACCCCATAAACACAACAGACGCTTCATCAATAATTTATGGTTCCTTGACAAGCGACCAAATAGATTATCTAAACAATTTGAGCCCGCTTGATTACGAAATTTACAACACCCCAGAATTATTTTGGGACGGAAAATGATTATCCAAATAATTGGATTGCCTGGAGCGGGCAAAACTACTCTTGCAAGTGCAGTCTCTGAGTGGATTAACGCAATACATATAAACGCTGATGCAGTGCGCAAACATGTAAGCAATGACCTTGGCTTTTCTTTAGCCGACCGCGTAGAGCAAGCACGGCGTCTTGGCGGCATGGCTCGCATGTTTCAAGAACAAGGTCATAATGTTGTGGTTGATTTTGTGTGCCCGACCAAAGAAACTTGCGAATCATTTGGTAAGCCGGATTTTTTAATTTGGGTAGACCGAGTTAAAGAATCTAAATTTCAAGACACAAACGCAATGTGGGAAATTCCAAGTCATTTTGATTTGCGTATTCCGGCTGGATTGACCGTTAAAGAAGAGTTGCAAATGACTTTAGAACTTATTGGAGAGGGGCGGTAAATGTCTCAGTTGAAATATTTTGTCCCTGCTACAGGTTCGCCGTTTACGCCAACCGCCGTGTCAGGCACAACAATTACCGTTTCAAGCACCGCCAACCTTACGACTGGTATGTACGTTGAAAACGCCACTTACGGAATCAACACAACCATCTCAAGCATTACCAACTCAACGCAATTTGTTGTTGCTTCATCAGCGGGCATTACAACATCCACGCCGCTAAACATCGGCTCTTGGGTTACCGCTGTCGTTGGACAACAGGGCTACCAAGGCTACCAAGGCAGCGCAGCAACGGTAAACGTTGGAACGACTTCTACCGTCTCCTATGCAACTGGCGCTTCGGTTACTAATTCTGGCTCACAAAGTACGGCAGTGTTTAATTTTTCTGTTCCTCAAGGCCCTCAGGGCTATCAAGGGCAGGCTGTTACCGGGCCGCAGGGGCCGCAGGGCTACCAGGGAATTGGTTATTACGGCGTAACATCAATTACCCAAAATACATTATCTACCGGTACATATTCTTTAACCTGGGCCGTTTCTAATAGTGGTGCTTTTGCAGTTGGTCAACGTGTTCGTGCCGCCCTTACATCACTACCTACTACTTGGGCGTCTGGAACAATAACAGCATTAACGGCGAACTCATCCATTACCGTACTTATAGACACAACAAACGGAACTGCAACAACCGCCGGGCCATGGACTTTTAGCACCGATGGTCTTCCAGGGCCACAAGGCGTTACGGGTTCTCAAGGCTTCCAAGGTTATGGATATATTTTTGTTCCAACAAACTCATTTGCGCCTCAATTGGGTAGTTTTAATTTTAGCAATAGCACCGTAGGTTCTTATTCAATTACCGCATATCAAACCGGAGGAAGAGTTCGCCTTGTTGCTACTTCATCTACTAGCGTTTATGTAGAAGGAATAAATACCGGCCCCACAGGTGGTTTTGGTAACAACACAAACGTAACCATTGACACAATTGGTAACAACGCTTATGGAACCGGTGTCTCTACAACAATTACTGCAACAACTCTTGTACAATCCGCCTACACTTGGCCAACAAATATTTGGGTTGGCGCTGTTGTAACGGTTGGAACCACTACCGCTACGGTTACATCCAACAACGCAACAACCTTGACGTTTACTGGCAACTGGTCGTCAACGACCCCGGCAAACGTATCCTCATATTCCATATCATTTTCTAGTTGGTCAATGAGCGTTGCTGGGAACGTAGGGCTACAGGGTCCACAAGGTACTGCTGGTTCGGGCAACATGTCCACAACTACTTACGACCCTGCGGCTATTGCTCAGCAGATTGTAGGAACCACTGCGGCACAAACTGTTACCAACAAACGAATTACCAAACGAATTCTTTCTCTTTCTGCAAACTCTGCCACGCCCACAATAAACACAGACTCTTACGATGTTGTACACATTACGGCGCAAACTGCGGCCATTACGTCGTTTACCACAAACCTCACTGGCACCCCTGTTGATGGAGACACTTTGCGAATCAGCGTTACTGGAACTACTGGCATTCCATTGACATGGGGAACAAAGTTTGAGCCTTCAACTGCTACACTTCCTACAACAACCACTAGCACAACACGCCTTGACGTTGGTTTCTTTTGGAACACCGAAACATCAAAATGGCGATGCGTGGCAGTAGCGTAAGGATAGACAATGGCCGCAACTACTTATTATGTTCGCAATACAAGCAACTACGCCAGTGCATCTGATACGGCAAATGGTGGAACCTCTCCAACCATTTTGGCAACTAGCACCACCGCCGCGGGCTCAAACAGCACTACCCTTGTTTCCCTTGCAAGCGTTTTTACCGCTTCAATGGTTGGGCAAAACGTAAACATTAACAATGGTTCTTGGTATCTTATAACTGCGTACACTTCCGCAACAACTGTAACAATTTCTTACGTTTATGGAGCCAGTTTTACTGGCACAACAGGACTTACTTTTAATGTTGGTGGACCCTTTGCCACAATTACTGCCGCTCTTCCTAACTCGGCGGTAAACCCAATATATGCAAATACGGTGAACTCTCCAACTATTACTATTTATGTAGGCGCTGGTGTTTATCGGTATTCTACCGCTGCCTTCTTCAGCGGAATAAATTTAAACGTAATTGGTGACGTTACTGGCGCCTACACAGGAGATGCTGGGGAGGTGGTAGCAACTTGGTTTACCGCCGACACTGGGGTAACTGGATATGCTGGGCAATGTGCTCTTTTTTACACAACTCAAACCACCATTTCAAACATTACTTGGATTGGCGGAACTGGCACAAGCACTACAAACGGTTTTATTTTTCAGACCTCACAACTACCCGCTACTAGTGGAACTCAAATAATTTCAAACACCTCAACAACTCTTACAATCGGTGGCGTTAGTTGGGCAACAAATCAATGGGCAGGCTACATATTTGAAGTTGGTAACGTAACCTGTCTTGTTACCTCTAACACATCAAACGTCTTGACTTTTACAGCCGGTTTCAATAACCCTGGTTCTTTGTCTTATAGCACCAGCACTACTTGGTATATGTTTGGCCAATTAGTTTTTCAAGATTGCGTTTTTAACGGAATGGCATCTTCTTCTAATATTACAATGTCTAACGGTTACGGAACGGGTTTTGTTCCATATGTTTTATATGACCGTTGCCTTTTAGTTGGAAAGGGAACAGCAAACAACGCAGTAATAACTCCGTATTTTTCTTTTGGTGGCTCTATTGTCATTCAAAATAGCCTTATTATGGGCTGGGGTGGTTCCAACCATGCTGCAATTTGGGTAAGAACAAACGGTTCTTTGCAATATGCAAACATGTGTTACATAAATAACTGCACAATTTTTGGCGCAGCGCAAGGTGTTTATTCTTCTGCCACAACAGCAGTAGGAATTGCAAACGTTTCTAATTCTTTTATTTCTGGTGCTGTTTATGGCGGTTACGGAAGCGGTACTCCTAACGCTATTACTGATGCTGGATACAACCAATGGTTTGGCGGTAGCGCTCTTAGCGGAATAACACTGGCCGGAACCTCCTATCAAACCTACACTGGCAGTCCAAGCGGTTCTTCGCCTGCCATTGATTTTGGTCAATGGTCAAAAATCTCAAATCAAATTAGGCCCTTTGCTTCCCCCAGCAATGTATCCCCGTTGTTGGGTTTTGGCAATGCCAGTATCACTTACGCGGGAACCGTTACGCCAACGCCCACCTACGACGTTTTAAACCGTCCTAGGCCCTCTGGTGGAGGCTCATCAAAGTACACCATTGGATACGCAGAGCGACACGACTTTGCCGTGCAAGACCTTACAAACTATCCATCTGGCTACACCGCCTCGGGAAAACTTGTAGGCCCTGGAGACCAAATTGTCTACATTGCAGTTGACTCCGTTGCGCATACATTTGCAGTTCAAGTGTTGCAGAGTTTTACAGGTACGTCAACTGTCAGCATTTTGGCAAACCCTGAACTTGGCGTTGCGGCTCAGACTCTTTCAAACACTACGTCCGGCTCTTGGCAAACGTTGACATTTTCATCTATTACCCCAACCAAACAGGGTTACATTGCTTTGCAAATTACGTCTAAAGACACCGCGGGCACGGGCACTCTTAACTTTGGAGCAATTGTCTAATGGCTTCCCCCAACCCAAACGCACTTAGGTACTGGCGTGAACAAGGAACCGTTCTTCCTCCGTACAACAGCGTTGCCTCAACCGGCACAAACGGCGAGCGGTATTGGAGCAATCAAGGAACTGTAATGTTTCCCGGCATTTTCTTTGTTACGGCAACTCCCGTTACTTCGTCCGCCGGATTCTTTTCTTTTATGTAAATCCTTGATTTTTTAACCTATATGGTGTATTATGTTTGTATGATGGGGCATTTACTGCCGCTCTGAGGGGAACGACATGATTAGTGTATTTACGCCAAGCCATAACTCTAAATTCTTAGATGATTGCTACGCTTCTCTAAAAGCGCAAACAATTGAGAATTGGGAATGGATTGTTCTCCTTAATGGTGGCGCTGAGTGGTCTCGTCCAGAGTGGGACGACCGTGTTCGAGTTGCGTATGCAGATGAAAAACTGCAAGGCGTAGGCGCACTGAAGCGTCATGCCGTTGAACTTTGTTCCGGCAGGATTCTTGTGGAACTTGACCACGACGACTTGCTTGCCCCCAACGCTCTAGAAGAAATTCAAAACGTTTTCAAGGACCCTTACACTGTCTTTGCTTACTCTGACTTTGCTCAAATTAACGAAGACGGCACCCCAAACCACCAGCGATTTGATGAATCATTTGGTTGGGAATACTATCAAGAGGGTGAGCATTTGGTCTGCAAGGGCCTCGAGCCTAGTCCGCACAATGTTTCTTACATTTGGTATGCCCCCAATCATGTCCGCGCTTTTTTAAAGTTTGCGTACGACACTGCGGGCGGATACGATTCTTCAAAAAAAGTTCTTGACGACCAAGATTTGATGACGCGTCTTTACTTGATTGGCGGCTTTCACCACATTGAAAAGTGTTTGTACTACCAACGTGTACACACGCTAAACACGCAAAAAGACCCAGAGACCAACAAGTTTATTCAAGAAGAAACTGTGCGTCTTCATGGGCAAACCATTCAGCCCCTTTTGTTGAAGTGGGCCGAAGATGAAGGTCTTTTGGCTCTTGACCTTGGTGGGGCGCACAATCCTGCACCCGGTTACAAAACCGTCGACCTTAATGAGCCTGCTGATTTCTTAGGCGACATTTTTAACGTGCTGGGCGACATGGAAGACAATTCTGTAGGCGTTATTCGAGCCGTTGATTTCTGCGAACACATTTCAGATAAGATTCGATTGTGGAATGAGTTTCACCGGGTTCTTGCCCACGGCGGCATGGTCCTTAGCCTTACCCCCAGCACCGATGGCCGAGGCGCCTTCCAAGACCCTACGCACGTTGCGTTTTACAACGAAAACAGTTTTTGGTATTGGACAGACGACCAGTTTCGCCGGTTTGTCCCAGAAATTACTTGCAACTTTCAAGTAAGCCAACTTTTCACTCACTTCCCAAGCGAGTGGCACCAAGCAAACAATATCCCTTATGTCTGCGCCAACCTTATTGCAATTAAGGAAGGTCCGCGCCAGGGGGGCAGACTAGGAATCTAAATGGCTGACGCTATTACAGAACTTACAGCAACATGGGTTGCAGGAAGCGGAATCCAATTAAATTGGACGGCGGCGAGCGACGTCACCAATGGCTCCATTTACCAAGTGTACGTACTAGCAAATGCCGACCAAACCATTCCTGTTTGGAACTTGTTTACCTCTCTTGCGCCAAACGTTGTGCGAGCAAGCGGAACCTCAAACCTTAGTTTGGTCGCCCCGGTCCCTTCGTATTTTTATAAGTTTCCTAACTTGACAAATATCCCCGCGTCGGTTGCCTTTAGCATTATTCACGTAGATTATTTAAACGCAAGCAGCGTTCCGCTAAATATTTCAGTTTTTTCTCCGTCTGTAAACCCTGTCTATGGTCCGCCGCATTTTCAAAACAATTTTACTCTTGACCCTTTTGGTCAATTGTCCGTCAACCCTCAAGATTCTTACGAAGAAATATCTTCTTCAGTTGCAATGGTTGTAGGGGCGCTTATTGGCGAAAGAACAATGCTTCCCGAGTTTGGCATTGAAGACCCAACCTTTACCGATATTGACACAGAATCTATTGAACAAACAATTCAACGTTGGGAGCCACGGGCCAACGCAAATGTTTCAGTAGAATATGACGACAACAATAACGCTTCTTTAAGCGTATCAATCACCAGTAATTTGGGAAGTGACTAATGGCATACATTAACGTACCAATCGTAACAGAAGCAGACGTACTTGTCCAACAGTCCCTTGCTTCTATCTCTGCCAATATTCCTGGTTGGATTCCCCGTGAGGGCAACCTCGAGGTTCTTCTTCTAGAACAGTTTGCTGCAATGTCATCAGAGGCCGCTAACGTGGCCTCTAACGTCCCTGACTCCATCTTTCAATACTTTGGTTCACTCATTGGAATTGTGCCAAATGCGGGACTTCAGAATCAACTGTATTCAACTTGGACTTTGGTTAGCAATGCTCCCGCTGGCGGTTATCAAATTGCGGCTGGAACAATTGTTGGCGTTTTTTACGCAGGTGCCTCTTACCAGTTTCAAACGGTAAACCCTCTTACAATCTCCGCAGGAACAAATAGCACGGCAGGCGTTTTGCTGGAAGCCGTCACTACGGGTGCGGCTTACAACATTCAATCGTTTTCTGGTTTTGGCGCAAACGTAAACTCTTCTCCTACACCCCCGTTTTACATGCAACTGCAAACGCAAGATGCAAACATTTCAAGCGTTGTTATTACGGGAACCCCCGCAAACAATTCTAACCTTGTTGCCGGAACAGACCCTGAATCAACAGACGCATTTCTTTCTCGTCTTACGGCTGAACTTCAATTGCTTGCCCCTCGGCCAATTACCCCGAGTGACTACGCTTTGTTTGCTCAAAACGTATCCGGTATTTACCGCGCACAGGCTTTTGACGGTTTTAACTCGTTGACCAATTTATTTAGTGCGGCCAATGCAAACTTTACAACTGCTTCTACTTCGGGCTCAACGCCTAGTGGTTGGGGTGTGGTCGGAAACGGTACCGTAACGGCTGGTTTGCCTACGCTTTCTACGCCCGGAACAGCACCATCTAACTATCTTCAGTTTACAAGCACAAGCACTGCTCTTGTTAGCGCCGCCACCGTGCAAACTGCCACTATTGCAAAAGCCACAAGCCTTATTGTGACGGTTGGAACAGGCCCGTCTTTTAGCACCACAATCAGTTCGGTTGCCCCGGCCCTGATTATGATTACCGATTCAACAAACGGCAATGAAATTGCGGTTGTTACCGCAGCATCGGCAACCACTGGTTCGGGCTCCGCAACACAACAAACACTTACCATTGCGTCACCAGGACTAGCCTACGCGCACACAACGTCTGCAACCGTCAAGCAACTTCAAGCGGCTTCTGCCCCTGTTGCATCAAGTCTGTACGCAAACTCTTACTGGTATCAAGCCGCTTCTGTAATTAAAGCCGCCGGCTCAGCCCCCGCAACTACGGCAACAGAAAAGCCATACATTGTTGCGGTTGCTACGTACATTGATGGTTCAGTGCAAACATTTTCTTCATTGCCAACTTTGGACGATTCTCTTTACACGTACACGTCTAACTCCAAAGTTGTTACGTGCAACATTGCGTCAACTAACGCCAACTCCACAAACGTTCTCGCTTCTGACCCCAGCGTTACCACAATTTACACAAACGCCAATCCATCGGCTCCGCGCCCATACGTAACTAGCATTCAAATGTATATTGCTTTCTCAACTACTGAAACAAGCAAGACGCACACAATACCGTATGTTTCGCTTAATGAGGTTCAGTTGGACCTTACAACGGCGCAAAGTCCAACGCTTACCACAAGCAATTACAACTTTATTCCTGATGCTACATTCCTTGACTACGAATACAGCAACGGATACGGCTCTTCTTGGACCAACCCCAACGGCACGGTTATCCTTCCGGGAACTGGCGTGCAATATCAGGGAACCGGCTCTGCACTTGGTTCATCGTTAACGGTTAGTTCGCAAGCGTTCAACCTTTCCCACCTTGTCTCTGACACAACATCTACCTCAAGGGTTTACACGCTTTTTGCAACGGTCAACGCCACATACGCGGCATCATCAACTTATAGCAATATTTCTATTCAAGTTGTAAACGTTGCAACATCCGCAGTTATCGCCACCGTTAGTCCATCGGCAGCCGCAGTGGTTACATTGCCAATTCAATTTACTCTTGCTGCTCCCGCAGACGTTCAGGTAAACATTGTTTTTGGGACTGGCCTTAATGTTCCTCTTGGCTCAAGCGTTATTGTTTCTAACGTTGCTGTTGTTTCTGGCGCTTACACGCTTACAAATCTTCCTGCGTTGAATCAATACAACTACACATGGACCCCCGGAGGGCTTTATAACCCCAACACGTACAATTACCCTCGTACTGTTTCGGTTGTTCCCACAGACGCTAACGGACTTCCTGTTGCTCCAAGCATTGCGCAAAATCTTTCGTCCTACCTTGCAACTCGACGTGAAACAAACTTTACGGTTAATTCAATCAACCCTAATTATGTGCCGATTGACGTTCAATACACAATTTACGTTTCGCCCGCATACACCACAACGGCAGTGCAGACTTCTGTAAACTCTGCTATTCGCTCTTTTCTTAGCCCCGCAACATGGGCGGGCGGCACAAACTCGCCCCCTTATTGGAACGGTGCTGCGGTCTCGGTAAACGTTATGGACCTTGCTTCAATCATCGGCCAAGTTGCCGGGGTTTCAAATGTTGTTTCTGTAGGCGCACGAACTTCGTACCCTACTGGTGGAACGTATCTCACAACAACGGTTCCTTTGGTTGGGATTGCTCCGCTGCCGATTGCCAATACGATTACCCCAACGGTTTACGCTAACCCAAGCAACACGTTTACTGGACTCTAATTATGACGGTAACCCTACCGAATAGTTACAACACTCAATCAATCTATAACACCGTACCTCAGTTTATTCAAGACCAAGATGCGGCCAATGGGTACCCGCTTTGGTATTTCATTTATGGTGCCGCTTCTCAGTTAGACCAACTAGATATTCTTACTCGCAACAACGTAGGGCAAGGTATTCACGTTGAAGCAAACATTGGCAATTACGCTACGTACAAAATTACTGACGCTCAAATTGCCTCCCCAATTGCTCCAAGCGACACAACAATTAACATTTTTGGCACAGACGCAACATGGAATGTTTTTACTACAGTTCCGGCAACTTCTTTTCAAGTTCAACTAGTCAACTCTTTGTTGGGAACAGTTGAAACTATTTTGATTCCTGCCGGAACCTATGACTGGCTTGCCCCTGTTATAACAATTTCCGGTGTAACTCGTAACTACCCCACGGGTGGAAACGGATTGAGTTGGCCTGCTAGCACTGGTGCAGATGGAAGTGTTTATCTGAAAGACTGGGCCGGCGCAAGCGGTTGGTCGCAACTAATAGATATTCAACGTTGCCCTAACTATGCGTTGCCTTGGCTTGCTCAATTTGTAGGTTCTTCAATCCCTACAAACTCAACAATGAACCGACAGCAAATGATTCAACACATTGAATCTTTGAGCGGTTTTAATCGGGCAACCTCGAGCGCCATTGTTCAGCAATTGATTCAAGTTATAAACGCTCAGTTGGTAAACACAGTTACGCCATTGTCTGAATCGCAAGTTATTGTGTTGGAAAACACGCAAACTACTTCATATACGGTTACGGCGGCTTCCGCAAATGGGACAACGGTAACGTACACGTGCGCAAACTCATTGTCTGCCGGTTCGGTTGTATCTATTGCAGGTCTTGCAACCTCAGCGTTCAACCTTACAAACGCAACAGTTGCGTCGGCAACTTCAACGCAATTCACGGTGACTAACTCGGCAACTGGAACGGCGGTTACAGGGCAAAACGGAACGGTTACTTTGAAAGAACCGTATTCTTACAATTTTTCCGCCATGACCATCTTGTTGCCGTCTGTTTATTTTTCCCAATACTCGTATCAAAGCCTAACGAACAGCGCGGGTGGGGCATCCTCAACGTATGCGTCCCTTCAGTCTTACCTTGCAAGTATTGGTAATATTTACTTTGACCTTCAGGGCAGCAGCGTAGCAAGCAATAACTCGCCATACGTTAACTTTGTTTACAGGTACCGGCCAGCCGGAATTCAAATCTTTATAGGAGGCTACTAACCATGTCAAGTGGAAAGACCACACGGGCCCAGGTGCCCTATCCGCTCTCGAGCGACACCGCTAACGTAGCCTCTGACATTCAGGCTGTTGCTAGTTTTATTGACACCAACATTCCCCTTTGGGCAACCACTACAACAGGCTCAGCCCCAACCCCATCGGTCAACAGCACGGGTGGTGAATTCTGGTGGTGCTCTCTTGCTACGTCCTCAAACTACGGACTCAACTACTACAACGGAACTTCTTGGGTAAACCTTGGTGCTGATTCTGTTTATGTAGGGACAACGGCTCCAGCGGTTGCCTTTCCTAGCCAAGTTTGGATTAATACCACTTACACAAATCCTTCAATTTCTTACTACAATGGTTCGGCTTGGGTTAGCGTTATTACTGGCACATCAACTAGCGGCCTTGTGCTTACTTCTGGCGCCTCGGGCTCAACGTATCAGTCTGTTCCCAGTTCTGCCGCCGCCACTACATCAACGCAAGGAATTGTACAACTCGCTGGAGACCTTGCCGGAACCGCATCAGCGCCTACTGTCACATCAGTTGCGCACGTTACCACGGGTACATTGCCGGCTGCAAATGGTGGCACTGGCGCCTCTGTAACCACGCCAACGGGCACGGGCGCAAATGTTCTTGCCACCTCTCCCACTTTGGTTGGGCCAAACTTGGGAACGCCCTCAAGCGCAACTCTCACTTACGCAATTGGCCTTCCCTTGACAACCGGTGTGACTGGAACGCTTCCGGTTGCTAATGGCGGCACAAACGCCACAACAGCGGCTGCGGCACTTACAAACTTAGGCGCAATGGCTGCCAACGTGACCGCCCTCCCAAGCGTTACTTCGGTAAACAACACTTTTGTTCCTTCAAGCCAAACGCTTTTGTACAGTGGAGGTCCCGCGGGGACGCCGAGCGCAATTGACTTAACCAATGCAACAAAAATTTTAAATACTAATCCTGCTGGACGTATTTACACAGCAAACTCAACGTCAAAGACAACTGTACCAAGCACCACAAATACTGCAATTGTTTTTGACACAATTTCAGGTACTGGAACCTTTCTTGAAAACGGAATAACTGTTTACTCCGTTTCGGGAACAACATATGGTCTTACTGTTCCTTCCGCCGGTTGGTATCAAGTAAGTGGTTCAGCATTTTACAACGCCACAAGTAGCGGTATTTTTCAACTTCAAATTTGGGTTGGCTCGGTTTCGGGAACCTCCCCATCGGGCACTCAATGGGGAACATCTCAATCCCCCGCAAACACGCTTGGAACTGCCGTTTCTTTGAGCGACACTGTTTACGCAAACGCTGGTGACGCAATTTTTATTGCAGCGCGTCAAAACAGCGGCAGCACACAAACCACGACAATTGGTAATGGACTCACTTACCTTGCCGTATCTCTTGTTAGCCAATAATAAAGGACAATAATGACTATTGTAGACCACCGCAATGCCGAAGTCGCCTGGGCGCACTGGGCAGTAAAGAATCACCAGCACTTTAATTACTCAGAAGGCAATGACCGCATGAGTGCTATTGGTGTATGGCCAATCAAGTTCCCGGTCAACGCTGACTGCTCGAGTTCCTGCACGCTTTACGCATGGTGGGCAAATGCAAATGACCCCAACGGTCTTGGGTTTGACCACGAAGGATACACGGGCACATTTCTTAGCCACGAAGAACACATGACTCTTTGGATTAAAAATGGCAAAAACATTCCAGTTGAGCAAATACAAATTGGTGACCACGTTGTTTATGGAACCGGCACGGGCTGGCATGTGGCAATAATCGTGGAAATTCACGGCAACGACATTCTTACCGTGAGCCACGGTCAACAGGGCGGACCTGGTTACTGTTGGGTAAATCCACCCACTACGGTTCCTTCACGCGGCTTCCCCTCGGATGGTCGCCAGCCACAAACTTTTCTCCGCAACATTACCGCTAACAACAAGCCAGTTCGGCTTCCCCCTGCCGCATAAAGATTATGAATTCAAGTTTTATTAACGGTTCAAACTTTTGGTTTAACTACATTGCAGCCATTGGTTTTGCCGCAGGCACAGTTTGGGCGATAGTCACATTTGTGCATCGTCGTTTTATTAAGCAAGTAAGCACTCTTGTCGGGAGGGAAGTCGAAAACGACCTTACTAAAAAAATCTCCTCAGAAGTTGAGCACATCTACAAAGAAACAACTCACAACGGCGGGAGCAGTATGAAAGACGCTGTAAGGCGTTTAGAAGAAAACACTGAAAAGGGTTTTCGCAAGATTGAAGAACAACAAGACGATTTGCGTCGATACATTGTAAAACTCGACAAAGCCTTAGAGCGTCATTTTGGTTACCACGAAGGCTTAGGAGATGAGTAATGGCAAAGCATTGGGAATTCCATCCGAGCGTGCGCACGGGCAAAGACCGAACACTGGGGGAGCGAGCCGCCGACAGAATGCGCCTGGGAATGGGAACGTGGACATTTCTTGGGACGTTCCTGACCGGGATGGCGTTTTGGATTATCAGCGGCGGATTTGGTTCTGACCCTGCTCCGTTTTTTCGGTTAAACCTTGCGCTTTCAATGCTTGCAGGACTTCAAGGTTCCGTTCTTTTGATTGCCGCAAAACGCAGTGACAAAATCTCTGCGGAGTTGCAAGAGTTTCACCTCAAAACAACACTAGACCACGCTGAAATGCTTAGTGAAATTAAGCAACTTGTTGCTGGCGCCCCATCTACATCGGAGATTGCTTAATGCACGTTTGGTTAGCCGTTGCTTTTTATTCAGTTATTGGCTGCGCTTGCATGGTAGTACGTGACGTACTTGCCACCATTTTGACCAAAGCAATCAACACGCCGGGCAAACACAAACTTGCTGGTGATATGGATGGTCTTAGTGACATTGTAAACATTATTCTTGCTTCTTTTTCTGGCGTACAACTAATTCATCTTGGTTGGCCCGGATGGTTGGGTATTTTGCCAATCGGCATTGTCGGAAAATTCACTACCGAACGTGCAGCCAAATGGTCGCATGAAAACGTCACGGAAGGATAGCAATGGCCACACGTGTTGCAGGATTTAGAGGCAAGGGCCCAGCGGCAAAACTCGCTATGGGAACTTTGTCAAATTACGTCAAAAGCACAATTGCCCCTGCTCCTCGTTCTTTTGATTATTCCTCTAGGGTTGCAAATTATCCAATGGCGCTCAATGATACGTATGGAGACTGCACCTTGGCTGGTGTTATTCACATGCTTCAATTAGCATACGCCGAAATTGGAGAAACTTTTGAATACCCCGGAGACGAGGCGGTCAAAGATGAGTATTTTAAATTGACCGGTGGTGCTGACGGCGGACTTGTCGAACATGATGTGCTACAAACTTGGATGAGAGATGGATTGTTCAACACAAAAATATCTGCGTACGCTCCCGTCAACATCAAAAATCAAAATGAAATGGCTGCCGCTATCTATTTGTTTGGGTCTGTCTACTTGGGCGTTGAAATGCCTCCTAGCGCCGAAAACCAATTTGAGTCTCACCAACCCTGGGATGTTTCCCAACCGCCGGAAGAGCCAACTGGAGGCCACTGCGTTGTGGCTACGGGTTGCAACGAAGCGGGTATTGAAATTATTACTTGGGGCTCTACGGAGTCAATGACGTGGCAATGGTGGGAAACCTACGGCTCTGAAGCCTGGGTGGTTATCCCCGAAGCATTTACGGAATTGGACCACGGCCCCGTATGGAACGTAAACATTTTGACGCTACAAGAGGACCTGAAAAATCTTGACAACTAATTATAAACCTCAGCCGGGTGATGCAGTATTTGCACACACGCACAACAAATACGGTGCCATGATTCGATTTGGCCAGGCTATCCGTTGGTGGAAGTATCGTTCGTGGAACCACATGGCCATTGTTGATTTTGTGGATGCCGATGGAACCATTTGGTGCATTCAAATGGCCCGTCGATGCGAGCGCGTAAAGATTCAAGACGTTGCCCCCGGTGGTCACGTCAAAATAATTTCTTGCCCTGACACGGTGAATCGCGACGAGGCAACCGCTTACGCTCGCAGGCAATTGGGCACTAAATACGGTGTGCTCACCATTATTAGCATTGCCGTCAACATTGTTTTGCCCGCATTTTTTCGTTTTGACATTCGTACCGCAGACACCCTTATCTGCTCCGCACTTGTAGCACGGTCTTGGGAGCACGGCTCCTGGGATTGCCCAACCGACCCATTCGACATTACCCCTGCTGAGTTCGACGGCGTTCTCGGTGGTGGTGGCGTACAAATTTATTAAGGAATAATTATGACAACTTCCAACGCTCTTTTTAGCAACACCCCAAATCATGTTGTTGTTCCATACCCTGTATTTGTTGACACCACTACAGGTTCTATTCAACACTTTAATGGAACAACCAATACTCAAGTAGGTGGATTTGCGCCTGCATTTACTAGCAGTGTTCCATTCACGTCTGGCACGGCGGTGCAAAACACCGCTGCTTGTTTTGCCACGTACTACATCTTTATTGGCGGTGCCACAAGCGGTACAGTTCAAGTTGCTTTTGGTCCAACTAGTGCTTGTGCAAACGTAGTTATTCCTTCGTCTGCGGGCAACGCGGCAAACAACCACGCCATTACGGTGCGAGTTCCCTCGCAGTGGTACATCAAGGTGACTACGACTAACAGCGCCACAATCTCTTCGGTTAACGTACTTACTGAGGGTTCTTTCTAGATGCCTGAGACCCCGGCTCACGACCAGGGTGTAACGCATCACTACGTGGTTCATTATCCGCATCACGAACCACGTGAGCACGACCCGCATTACAAAGACTTTAACGCATACCGTCGTCGCACAAAAGCGACGGCGGTATGTGCTATTGGCGCACACCGGAAAGACTTTAGTGAATGCTCCTTAGAGAAACCGCTTGAGTTGCATCATGCCCACATTGAGTTTAGCCTTCAAAACGGCGTTGACCTCAAGTGGCTCGAGGTTGATTACCCAGGAGTAAGTGACCCATCAATTGTTGGTGCTTGGGTTGAATCGGGAGACAATCTTATGTGGCTTTGCGAAGCGCACCACCGTGGCGCAGGCGGCATTCACGTTGCCGCAGCAAGTGACTTTGAGGCAGAAAAATACGTTAGGGGACTTATCTCCCCCGTTACGGAAGAGAATAAATAATGAGTTCCCCAAGCCCGGAGACCGTTATAAGTGCCGACACGTCTGCAATTGTTGTTGCAAACGACGGATTATTTGGAGACAACATAGTGAAAAACACTGCGGCAAACATCTACGCAAAGGGCACTAAAATTGTGCTCCTTACAAGCACTCCTTTTACTTCATACACTGGAACAATTGTAGACCCTGACGTTGTGCTTCTGGGCGTGCAAATTAATGGCGATGACGGCACAACCACTCTGCTTACCTATACGTACACGCACGGCACTGGAGACCCCACAAGCACCATTGTGCGAACTGCAACGGGAACCTATCAAGCCATTATTGACTCTGGGCTTTACTCTTCTGGGATTTGGATTTATTCTTGGATGGGCGAACCTTCCGTTTCTGTAAACGCAGACACCACAAAAACCAAAGTGCGCAATGACAATCAACTAATTGTTAAGCCAGAAAACTTTCCCTTAGGCTAACACTGTGGTACAATTCGGGCGACTACTGAAAGGAACCATTAGTGCCTAAAGCAGATTTGTCAGAATTTTTTGAGAAGCCAAAGCGGCCTTGTATCGCTGGGCAAATTATTTCCCGTCTTGAAAAAGATGACCGTGAAAAAGTTGAAGCGGCCCTTATTGAGCCCACAATTGACGGTGCATCTATTGTTCGTTTCATTCAAAAGCGTGGCCTTGACGCCAAGCATCCTGCCCTACTTAGGCACCGTAAAAAGGAATGTATTTGTTATGGCCTCAAATAAACTTGATTTGACAGAGTTTTATCGACACAGACTCGAGCCAATAGAAGTTGATTTTGAAGACCTAACTGAATTACGCAAGGCAATTGAAAAGAAGAAGCCTGCAAAGCCCGTTGCCCCTGAAGGCGAAGTAGCAATGCTTGCGCTTTTGGCCGATTGGCAAATGGGAAAAATGGAAGGGGGCGGCAGTGAAGCAATCATTGACCGCATTGTTACCTTTCAAGACCGACTTGTTTTTCGTTTGCGTGACCTAAAGAAACTTGGGCGTGGCGTAACAACGGTTTACCTTGTGGGTTTGGGTGACCTTATCGAGCAATGCTCGGGACACTACGACATGCAGACCGCCAATACCGACCTCGACCGTCGTGAGCAAATGCGGGTCGCTCGTCGTTTGGTAATGCGAATGGTTGACTTGCTTGTTGACGAGGGCTACAGGGTCGTTCTAGGGGCCGTTCCGGGCAACCACGGTGAGAACCGGAATGCTTATGGAAAAGCGTACACATCTTGGACAGACAACGATGACCTTGCAATCTTTGACGGTGTTGCGGAAATCATTGAGCATAACGTAGAGCGTTACGCCAACGTGAACATCCCCCTTGGCGCCATTGCCGAAGACCTAACCATGACCCTTGAGATTGCCGGAGTAACTTGCGCATTTGCGCACGGTCACTCTTTCCGCAATGGAAGCAATAAAAACTGGGTAAAGACCAATGGCAGCATTGGCAAGATTGAGTCTTGGTGGCAGGGTCAAGTAATGGGCAACCAGCCCGTTGCTAAGGCGCAAATTCTATTCTGTGGACACCTTCACCACTATGTAGCATCAAGTGCTACGGGGCGTCAGGTCTTTATGGCTCCAGCCGCAGACGGTGGTTCTCACTGGATTACCAGCACTGCTGGCGTAAACTGTCCCCCAGGTATGCTAACATTGTTGGTCGGCACCGGATGTGGGCCCTTTGGATGGAGTGACCAACAAATTTTATGAAGCGTAATGAAACACCTCAAAACGTTGAGGTAGCAAGACAAATCAATCTTCGCAGAAACAGGAACGACAAGTATTCTTGGATTCCCTGCATTGTTTGCGGAGACCTATGCCCTCAGCAGTTAGAGGGTACTTTTGCTGATTACGATGAAGTGCACATGACGTGTACGCAAGACCCGTCATACCCCAAGCGACTTAGAGAACTAAAAAAGCGGCGAGAAGAAGAAGAAGCGCCTTCTTCATTGTTTTAGATTTAGCCATGCTTCTTCTACGCTAATTTTAGACTGTATCCATTTGGTTCGTTGCTCGGGCGCACTTCCGCCCCAAACACCATCTTCAGTGTGAGTATTCATTGCGTACTCAAAACACTCGTACTGGACTGGACAATACTGGCAGATTTCAATAGCCTTCTTAACTAGCGAAGACTTACCCCGCCCCGGAAAAAAATGCTGAATGCCTTGCTTTTTGCAGGCCGCGTAGTTGTAGAAGTCTGGACGGCTTTCTGCTAGAACGCTAAGAAATTGATAGATTTCGTATTCTGTGAAATCAAATTCTGGCGTCATAGGCGCCCAACGAATCTGAAACATGAAGATGCGAAGAAGACAGCGCCTTTGTTCGACTTGGGTGGCTCGAGGTCCAACGGCAAGTGCAAGAAGAACGGTACTTGCCCTTTTCAAAAACGACTTCTACAATGTGATTTACTTTTCCCATGACCATTTTCGAAATCCTCTTTTGTGCGCTTCTGCTGGGTTGTCTGTTATCATGGTGTGGCAGTAGCGACACACAGCCATAAACTGTTCTAAGTCTTCACTTACTATAGCACCCCCAACACCACGGGGGAGGACCTCATGGACGTCTACAGAGCGCCCTGAGCAGTTATTGTCCCATTGTGCTTGGCACGTTCGGTGAGCATCAAGAAATTGAGCAACAAAGGAAGAACGCTCTTTGTAAAGTTCTTTTGTTTTTTTAGACCGGGGCGACAGCGATTTTTTCGTTGTTAGCCCCGTTTTCTGTTTTAAGGGCGTGTTTGTACGCAAAGAAGCCCCTCGTTCTAATCCCTTTCGGGAAACGAGGGGCTTCTTGCGTTCCAATTACAGGTCTATATGTTGCTGTTGCGTGATAAGAATTGCATTGAGTCGGTGGGACTCGCGCAAAGCAGTCTGTAGCGTCTCCATTTGGATTTTCAAATCTTCGATTTGCGATTCCAAAGTTTCGATGTACTTTTGCAGTTCTTGTTCGTACATAAAGCCTCCTAGTCTCGATAAGAAGCCATAAGACTCCTAAGCACTTCTAGCCTACTACGAACAGACATTAACGCCTGCCTCGTAGAGTCATTCTTTGCCTTTGCTGCCTCCATTGCCATACGTTCCACTTCTGTGTCTACGGTAGCAATGTCTTCAGCCATATCGGAAGTTACCTTCACCCCGTTAATGGGGCCTTCGATACGGGCACTTAGACGGCTCTTGGCGTAAGCAGACTTGAAGGCCGCTTCAGCCCTGCCGTACTCGTCCGCTGTACCCGCAAAAATCTTGGTCAGTTCGTCCATTCGGTCTACCGAGTAGAGTATTGATGCCTCAATATTTTTGTAGGTAAGCGGAGCGGAGTAGTCAGTCACGATTCAACCTAGAACTGGTCGTCGTCCCAGGGAGCGTTGCTGCTGGAGCCGCCGCCCTGATTGAAGCCCGGAGCCGCAGTGCGCTCGTTCTTCTGAATTGAAACCGTAGCAAAGCGAAGCAATGCGCCAACTTCGTCAGCGACAACTTGAACGCTGGTGCCCTTAGTGCCGTCGTTGCGCTCGTATTCACGAACCTCTTGACGACCCTTGACAATGACGTTAGAGCCCTTGACCAAAGAAGCGTGAACGTTCTCCGCGTTCTTGCCAAAGGCAACAACGTCGTAAAAACTGGTGTGTTCCTTTTCCTTGCTCTTATAGGTTTCTGCAAGGCCAAAACGAACCGTGGCAACGCCCCCCTGAGAGAATTTCAATTCCGGGTCTCGGGTAATGTTGCCCGTGATGGTAATGGTTGATGACATTTTAATTCCTTTCTGTTATTGAATCGACTGTAGGTATTCGATGACACTCTTGGCCTCATCAAAGGTCAACTTATTGAGGTCATTAATTTCACGCCCGATGACACCAGAGACAGCCGAAAACTGCTGTGCATCATCGTAGTTAAGCGTCTTGTGGCAGATGGCCCAAATCATACGGGTCATCTTTTCCGTAGCCATGCCGGTGGGCTTGGCTGGTGCAGGCTGACCGGCTGCGGCTGCAACCTTAGAGTCCAGCGACTGCTTTACGGGTGTAGGCGTTGCTGCGTTACCGCTCGCTTTGCGTGCTGCAATATCAGCGGCAAAACTAGCAGCGTTGCCGTCATCGTCATCGTCCGCAACCAAACCAATGGCCGACATTAGCGAATAGCGACGTGCATACGTAATGGCGCTACCCTGAGATTGTGGGTCATTAGCCTTCGTAACGTGCAAACGCATTGAGTGACTGATAAACTCACCCGAAGCGTGCATAAGGTACGTGGTAAGCAAGTCGCCAATTTCGTCAGAGTCAACAAACTGAGCAAACGACAAACCATGCTTAGACAACACGGGTGTAGCAGTTGCAACTACGTCAGGCAACGCTGCGTACTTGCTCTTAAAGAATGGGTTACTAGAACCCTTGGGTACTGCGGAGAACTCTCCTTGAGCAGCGGCAAGTGCCGTCGCTATGTTGATAATTGATTCACTCTTCATTTACATTCCTTTCGTTTGAGGTGTAATCACAATAGCACACGGATTTGAACAAGTCAAGTCCATTACTTAGAATTAATTCGAAGAGTGCGGGCACCGGGGCGAACCTTCTTGTACTGCTCCCAGATTTCTGGTGCTTCCTTCTTGATACGGTCAGTGTCAAGGCTCTCTACTTCCTTGCCAGCCTTGTACGTAAGAAGAACGGAGCCGTTGTACTTTGCTGATTCAGCATCGCCAACCAACTCAACAATTTGTGCTCGCAAAGCCTTACGCTTGGCGTCTGCCGCATCGGCTTCTTCCTTAGCGGCTTCAAACTCTGCAATCAAAGCAAGGAAGTCAATCTCTGCTTCAACAAACTTACCTTCTTCGTGGTGTGGGTAACGCTGGCGCTGAGCCGCTTCAGTTGCTTCACTTCCGTCAGTGGGGGGCGCAGTCTTGGTAATGACCTGCTCCCAAAACTCTGCCTCAGCAACAATAAGGTTGTCTGCAATGTTCTGGTTCCATTCCATCTCACGAACCTGCAAACCCTGACCGCCAACCAAAGCCGCAAACGTGACCTTGGGCACCTCATGGAAACCTGCCACAATTCCGTAGTGGTATCCCTGCAAACGGTAACTGTCAGGAATGTTGTCGTACGCCCATGCGCCGGGGTTTCCGGGGCTGGCAATACCAGCAGTCTTAATTTCAAGAATGCCTTCGACGTTGGGGGGCGGGGTGGTGAAACGCCACGTCTGCACTGAGCCAGCAGGAAATTCGTTGCTGGGCTCCACAATTAAGAAGTCAAGGTTGGCAAACATAAATTCCCGACCTTCTTCAAGCGAGCGAAGAATGACAGGCCACTCTACGACAGCCTTATTGTGCTTACGTGCGTAGTGAGCCGCTACCGGACGCTCGAGGTCGTGACCCCAATCGGTTGCATCGTTGCCACTGAATTCAGTAGGCATAATGCCGGTCTTCTCGCCCCACAATGCGTAGGCAGACTTGTACTTATTTACTCCAATGATTGTGCCAGCATCGGACCCGCCAATGCCGCCCTTACGGGCTTCCAGCCATTCATCATTGCTCATATCCCATACGGGGATAACCTCTACTTTGTTCACTCTGTTCCTTTCAACTTGATGGACCTTGCCACCTTCTCGTTTAATTCAATGATGTTTGATTCTCGTAGTTCTTTGCACACATTGAAGACAGTTCCCAATGAAATACCGGTGATTCGGGAAATGTCTCGGTAACTCGGACCGTACGTATGACCAACGTACCACATTTTAATCGCTTCCGCAATTCTAATTTGATTATTTTTTTGTGCGTTTTTTTCAGTCATTGTCGTCATCCAAAGCCTTGGTAACGTTAATCAAAGCAAGAACGCGCTTGTACAACTCTTCGTACAACTCAGGGCTTTTTTCAATCTTTGCCTTTGCCTTTGCCCGACCGTTTGCAAACTGCTCCCCGTCATAGTAAATCCAAGCGCCACGTGACTGCAAAATGCCTACGTCAGTTGCACAGTCAATAAGGGCGTTTGCCTTCGGCACGCCGACTCCATACTCAAGGTCAAACTCGGCAGAGCGGTACGGTGCTGCCACCTTGTTCTTGACGACCTTTACCTTGGTTCGGTTTGCGGTTGCTTCTTCGCCCTTGGTAATCGTTTTGATACGTCGAATGTCAAGTCGAACCGAAGCGTAGTAGGGCAATGCCTTGCCACCAGGGGTGTACTCGGATGGACCATACATCTTGCCAATGGACTCTCGCAACTGATTGATAAAAATAACCAACGTGTTGTTATCAAACGCCGGCCCTGCCAACTTACGAAGAGCCTTACCCATCAAACGAGCCTGCAAGCCGACGTTGGCGTCGCCCATCTCGCCGTCAAGTTCCGCTCGAGGCGTCAGCGCCGCAACGGAGTCAACCACAATGACAGAAATAATGCCGGTCTCTGCCAGTCGAATCATAATCTCAAGCCCTTCTTCAGCGGTGCTGGGCTGTGACAAAAGAAGTTCGTCCAAGTCAACGCCTAAGGCCATTGCGTAGTTGGGGTCAATTGCGTGCTCTGCGTCAATGTACGCGCAGACCTTGCCTTGCTTTTGTGCTTCTGCAATAGTGTGCATGGCAAGCGTTGATTTACCTGATGAGGGAGGTCCGTAAAACTCTACAATGCGCCCCAGGGGAAGGCCCGCAACGCCAAGCGCCATGTCAAGGGGCAAGATACCCGTAGACACAACTTCTACTGGCAAAACTTTTTCGCTGTTCAATCGAACAATTGAACCTTCGCCAAAGTCTTTGTCAATTTGAGCCATTACTGCTTCGAGGGCGTCTCTGCCACTCAATGTTTTCTTTGCCATAAGCAACCTTTCTGTTATGAACAGTATAACAAAACAAATGTTCTGGGGTGTGTACGCTTGACACTCTTGCCCCCGTGGTGTATCGTAGAGCACCTATGACAGACCGAGTGAACGAACAACAGCCCAAGCGGTACTCAAAAGACGGGAAGCATATAACTGCTTCACTGCGTTTTGGGAACAACGCTTTGGTGGGGGATATTACAAACGAAACATCTATCGGGATTCCCGTATGGATTCTATGCCACCCTACGCTTTCAAGCAGGGCGGTGCGTCTTTGGGCTTACATGCGAGGGGCGCTGAGTGGGAATCTAAGCATTCCGGGCACTAGCCATCGCTCCATTGCAACGCTTCTCGACGTCAGTGATAGCACTGCTGAGCGTACCATTTACGAACTTCGTGACGCTGGCGCATTGGAGATTGTGCACTCGTTTATCGAGGGGCGTCAAGTGGGCAATATTTACTACCTTTGGCCTGCTACCTCAAACGATGGGGGGTCCTCACCAGTGAGGAGGGGGGTCCTCACCAGTGAAGAGGGGTATATTAATACTAATACTAATACTAATATATCCCCAAAAGTTGGGGCAAAGCCAAAGGTGCCTCGCAAACCTCGCACCGAATACCCCGAAGCATTTGAAGAGATGTGGAAGTTGTACCCACGTCGAGACGGCAAGGGTGATGCGTTTATTTACTACAAGGCAACGGTTGGTCGTGGCGTTGAGCCTGCACTGCTTCTTGAAGCAACCAAGAAGTACGCCGAGAGTCGAAAGGGCGAAGACCCTAACTACACCATGTACGGGCAGAAGTTCTTTGGTCAGGGTGAGCACTGGCGTCAGTGGATTGCCAACGAAGATGCCGTGTCGGTTTCGGTTGAACTTACGCCGGAGCAGTTGGTTTCGGCTGTCATCTACGACGCTTACGACGCTGGGCAGGAATGGATTGACGTAAAGAATAATGAAGGTAGGCTTGACAATCCTGCCAAGTACGGTTATACTCGTCCTACTAACGTAAAAGGTACGTTACTCGCCAGTGATGGAACTACATACGCCTTGGATGCACAGGGCCAACGTCGTTCCGGTAATTACTGGCTCAAGTAGATAGGAGCGAGCATGACTGAAAAAAAGATTCCCCATGACTTTGTTGCTGAGGAGTCACTCCTGGGCGCAATGTTTCTATCTGTTGGCGCAATCATTGCGGCAGCAGACTCTGTGACGGCAGAGGATTTTTACCGTCCACGTAACGCTGATATTTTTGGCGCTATTTGCAATTTGTTTAGTCGTGGCTCAAAGGTGGACCCAGTAACGGTTTCATCTGAACTGAACGACAGCACATTGGTTTCACTGTTGGTCAATATGTCAATGAACTGCCCGTCTGCGTCTAACGCTGTTGAGTACGGCGCAATTGTGGCGAAGCACGCCTCGGCCCGTCGATTGATGGTGGATTTGCAGAAGGCACAGGAAGAGATTGCTGGCGGTGGAAACCCTTACGAGATTGCTCAGACCGTTGGCAATGTAATTGCTGGTGTGGGCGCAGTTCGTTCAGTGGAACCAGAGTCAATGACAATGAGCGAACTCGACCTAAACGCCGATGCACTTGCTCCAATTGTTATTCCGGGCATGATGACCCGTGAAAGCAGAACGATTGTTGTTGCTGAAGAAGGTGCTGGTAAGTCTATGATTCTTCGCACCATTGCCATGGCTGCTTCTCAGGGTGTTCACCCGTTTAGTCACCGTGATATTCCTCCAGTGCGGGCGCTTGTTATTGACCTCGAGAACCCTACTCAAGCGATTACGCAGACGGGCGTTCCGTTTATGAACATGCTTCGTGAGCGTGTGGGAGAAGACTACGACGAAAGCCGCTTGAAGTTCTTCCGACGCCCCGGCGGCATTGAGATTCGCAAGTTGTCCGACCTCGCTGAGATTCAACGTGAGATTGCTTCGCACCGTCCAGAGTTGGTTTGCATTGGACCTATCTACAAGATGTACCGACGTGGCGCCAATGAGACGTATGAAGATTCTGCTGACGGCGCAATGGCGGTTCTTGACAAACTGCGCACTACGTATGACTTCGCATTAGTCATGGAGCACCACGCCGCTAAGGGCGCTAAGGGCGAGCGTGAACTTACCCCTATGGGTTCACAGCGTTGGATGGCCTGGCCTGAAACTGGCATCTCTCTTTACAAGGATGATGTTGATAAGACCATGCTTCACGTCAAGCGTTTTCGTGGAGACCGTTTGCAAGGAGTAGACTGGCCTGACCGTATTCTGCGTGACCGTCAGTTCTTGTTTGACGGGGTGTGGGATTGATGAGCGTTGTAGTGGCTTACACAAACAAAACCGAATGCTCAATGTCTTTTGACTCGGGTGCTTCTGGCGGAGAAATGATTTTTATATCAAAGACTCCCAAAGCAATCAAGCATAAGGGAAATGGCCTTATTGGCATTGTCGGTTCGTGGCGAGTAATCAATCTTGTATCAAACCTCAAAGAACAAAACTGCACTCCGCAAAACATTGTGGACATGCTAAAGAACGTTACGGGCGAAGAAACTTCTGTGTCTGACATGGAAATTCTTTGCGCGTGGCCGAACAAACCGTTGGTCATAATTCAGAATGACCTTTCGGTGCTTGAAATAACGTCGTCAGTTATGGCGATTGGGTCGGGCGCACCGTACGCTCTTGGTTATCTAAACGCTTTCCAAGAGTTTGACAAAGGCGTGCTTGACGGCGCAGTGGAAGCGGCAATAAAGTATTCCACCAGCGTCTCTGGGCCAGTGAAAAATATTCACTGCGCATTAAGAGAAAGTCTGAAATGAAAAACATCGCAGCGGCAATTATTTTTGTCACAGTCACTTGCTTTAATGGTACCAACTCTGGTATAATTAAGACAAATGAAACAAAGCATTTACACAAACCAAGGGTTGTTGTCCCCACAACGGAGCCAACACCCACCCCGCTCAACGCAGGAATCAAGTGGAGCACCCGGGCCACAGACGCAAAAGCCTACTGGCCAACAACGTCAAGCCCCATTGCCTCGCTTCCGGTCTCTGCCCAAGCAACCTTTGCGTGCATTAGGTACAGTGAATCACGCAACCACCTGACTTCGGTTTCTTACGAAAACGCACGTGGGCTTTATCAGTTTTTGGATTACATTTGGGCGCACTACGGTGGCCTAAAGTACGCTTCAAATGCTCAATATGCGAGTGGCATTGAGCAAGACGCAGTTGCAGTAAACGTATACAAAGCAAACGGAGGCTTCCTGCCAGAGTGGTCAGGAGATAACCAATGTTTCTAACAGAGAGGAACAAAATGGATTTTGAAGAATGGCTCAAGTTTGGGCTAGAAAATGGTTTCTGCACAGAGCAGTTTTGCAATACGCACGACGGCTACCCTATGCACGAAACGGAAGAGCGTTACTGGGACCAGGGCGGAGACCCCTGCGCCCACATGGTTCGATTGGGTTCGCCCGATGACTGGGCATTGCCAGAAGATTGGTTTGAAAACTAATGGCTAATGTTATTAACTACGAATGGGTAGATGACAGCGCCTGTCGAAACTCAAACATTGACTTTTTTGCAGAAGAACCATCAGCGGAGTGCTACGAACTGTGCGATTCTTGCCCAGTAAAAGCACAGTGCTTAGACCAAGCAATGAAGCAGGAGCACTACGGTTTTTGGGCGGGCACTACCGAACGAGAGCGATACACACAGCGTCGCCACCTTGGTATGCCACAGCCATTCTTTGACCGTACTATCAACAAGCAGTTGCAGCGTGAAGCGGCATTGCAAAAGTTAGCCAAAGCAGAGCCGATTGTGCCTATTGAGCATGGAACTGAAAAGGGTTATCAACTTCACAACAAGCGACTTGTTTTGATGTGCGAACCCTGCAAGGTTGCTCACCGCTTGTACATTGCAGAGTACCGTCGCAAGAAGGCTGAAAAAGAAAAGGAAGCAGCATGAAGTTTTACAAATCCCGAAAGCGTGCAGAGTCAATGGGGCGACACCCAAGTTCTCAGCCAAAAATTATCAGTGAGGTTTACCACCCAGAAACCTCCAACCCAGACAGTTACGAATTCAAAGTAACCCATACAACGTTTCCCATCCATGACTGAAGACGAAACCCTTTGGGAAGAAAACTACCCTGACCAAAAGATTCCTGGCTCCGCAGAACCCCTTGAGGGTAAATGCGGGGCCAGGCTTCGTAGCAAGGAACTCAAAGAACTTGAGATTACTCGCTACTGTGTCAAGACGCAAGGCATGGGAACCCAACACCTAGGAGAAGGGCGCTGCAAGTGGCACGGGGGTTCAACTCCAACGCACACTAAGGGCGCACTAAAAACTCAAATGACACGTGAACTTGTAACGCTCACAGAGCGCCTTGGCGAACCAGAACCCATTCGACCCCCAGAGGTTGAAGCGTTCATGTTGGCGGGCAAGATGAAGCAGTGGTCTCTCATACTTGAAGAGAAGTTAGAAGACCTACACGGCATTCTAGAGGTCACTGATAAGACGGGCATTGAACACACTCGAGCCTTGATTGAAGTGCTTGAACGAGCGTGGGAGCGTTATCAAAAGTCCCTTGAGTTTTTGCTCAAATTTGACTTACAGAAGCGTATTGTTGCCCTTGAAGAACAGCAAGCCAACCTTATTGGCGCTGCATTCATGGCGGTCATTCTAAACCGAGACCTGAACCTCAAAGAGAATCAAATTGAGATGGCTCGAACAATGTTTGCTCGCTCGATTACCGACCTTGGAGACGGCATGACCCCAACGTGGGCAGCCGGTCTTATTGACGGCGAAGTTATTGAATAGAAAAGCGGGGCACCTAGGTTAGTTCAAACCTAAGTGCCCCGCTATGTGTACCTTGTCGGGTTACTAAATCAGTGTAGCAGGTGCGTCAACCTTTTTCTTAGACGCCTTGGCCGCTTCTCGATTGCCGGCCCCATCCAAGACAAGATAAATGCCTCGGCTAATTCTTGTAAAGTAATCGGTGTTCTTGACCAAGCCAATTGCTATGGAGTAACTCACCCCAAGTGATTCGCAAATTTCCTGAGTTGTCATTTGACGCTCAGCGTTTTCTTTGCCCCACACCGGGAGCATTTTGTTTGGGTCTTTGCGGCGCGTCTTCTTATTCAAGACGTGCTCTTCTCCTGTAAGTTCTTCAATTAGTTTGCGGCTTACAAAGTGAGAAGCAAGTTCTTCAACAACATTACGGTCTGACTTTTGAGCCTTCTCAATGATTGCTCGAGCCCGCCAGCGTTCGCTAACTTCCCAACGCTCTTGTTTGGTCAATGGGTCAGTCAAGAGAATCCTGTCGCTCAAGGTTATCGTAAATAGAAGTAAGCAAACTGCCAATGTAAACGCCAAATGCGTACCCACGTGCGTACTCGTTTTCTGCTTCCCCAAAAAGATTGAGAATAAAACTCTCCTTGATGCAAACCATCAACTCAAGCCCATCATTTACTTCAATTACCTCAAAGGGACCCTCGCTATTTACCGCTGTGTCAAGCACTGCAACTGCCGTAAGGGTAATACCCGCCCGATTCATCTTGCTGATAATTCGTCCTTGCAACGAATCTTCTTCGTCACCCTTGCTCCATTTGTGAAAATGGTTAATCATTACTGCTCCTCTCTGTCTGTGTCTTCTAATTCTACTTCGTCAAGGTCCATCATGTCAAGGACCCTAAAGTTTCCGGCAAGTGAAAGCGCCGAAAGGTTTACTTCGTCAATGTCTTCGTCTTCGGCCAAATCAATCTCAGCCAACAGTCGATACGTCTTTAGGTTTCGACTCTTGTAGTCTTCTTTGCACAAGTCAATTGCACTAGATTCCCACAATACGGTTACTAAAACTCGCTTTGATGCCTTACTGATTAGGCGCACTTCGTACGAAGGCGTGCTTGCTTCTGGGTTTGCTTTCTCTAGGTCCAAAGCGTGCTGAACCGCTTGCCACATGGGCACCGCGTTGCAAAACTGCGCCATCATCTCAAATGCTTCTACGGGCATGAGGGGGCCTTCAAACAAAACAGCAATCTCCCTGTACTCACGACCATTTTTCTCGTAAGCAGAGATAACCCATTCTGGCTCTAAGTCGTAGAAATACCTCACGCCGCATCCCATTCGTATGCTTCAGACAGCACAAGCAAGGCGCTCATAGTGTCAATTGCGCATGAGTCAGCAGGGAAGATAATCTTTGCGTCATCGGCAAACTGAAAATAAGCGTCATCTTTGCGATACTTGGTCGCACCCGTAGCCGAATTGTAAGCAACAGCAACCTCACGGTCGTCCGGGAGTACAATGTACCCAAACCAGTTTCCGTTATCGCTGACTGCCTCCATGGCAAAGTAGTAGTCGTTAAGGACACTAAGATTGGTTGGCATTAGCAAATCCAACTCTAAGTCGTCGGCCTCTTCGATAAACTTCTCAATTAAAAACATTTTGATTCCTTTCTGTATGTGCCACAACTCTTTTGTGGCAAAACCACAATACCACAAAGGGTTTCCGGTGTCAAGGCTGTATTTACATTCCTATACTTACAAACGAGCAGCCTCACTCACTGTTCACTGTGGTTCCTTTCTGTCTGCAAAATGCCCCGGCCCTAAAAAGGTCGGGGATTTTGCATTTATGACTTGACACGGGAGAAAAGACCTGTTATTGTTTATCCGTAGCGCAAAATGGCGTTCAAAACAGAAAGGACAGTATGTTACCACCGCATCAAAAAGAATCAGATACGAGTGTTGAAGCCGCATTGTCAATTGCTAAGACATTCAAGACACGCAAAGAGCAAGTGTTTGCTTTGCTTAGCGCCGGCCCCAAGACAGACCATGAATTAGCAGGGGAACTAAACCTGCTTATTACCTCTCTGCACGCTGCACGTCGCACGCTTGTTCTCGAGGGTCGAATCCGTGACTCGGGCGCACGTAAGTACAATTTGTCAGGGCGCAAAGCAGTGGTATGGGAAATTGGTTACGGGCCAACCCACACCACTTCAAAAGCAGATTTGCAAATGCGCATTGAAGGAGCCATTGAGTTTCTCAAGAACTTCCCTAAGCAGGGTATTACCGATACAGCAATTGCCATCCTTGAAGGAGGGGCTAATGAACGATAGAAAGACCATTGCCGCAGAGAACCGTGCTGAAGAACTGTTGCTCGAACTTATTGAAGAACGTTTGAGCCGGGCACGTCCAGAAAAACTTTCTATTGAAGAGAAGCACGGCTGGGAACCAGTAGAAGAGGCTCACTACAAGGGTTACGAAATGGGCTGGGACGATGCCATTCAATGCCTTTCGGAAATTGTAGTCAATCACATTGAAGGTCTAAGGTTTCGCTGATGAAATTAAATAACTGGATTAACATTATTGCTATCACCGGCTTGGCTTACTGGCTGGGCTTTTGCATTTGGGAGGCGGCACGATGAACTTTCTTACAAGTTGGATAACTCAACCATGGGAGTTGTTTCTTTTACTAATCCCCATCATTGTTCTAATTACTTTCTTTGCGTGGCTTGACCGATGAACAAAGCAACAATCACATTTTTACGAGAGAAGCACTCCGCTTGCTTTGCCAACACCTACAGAGACCAGTACGTCTGCCAATACTGTTCAAGTGAGGACGTAAGCACACGCCTAGTCTTTTACCCCTGCGACGTAATTCAGGTGCTGGACTCATGGGAGATAAAGGTTAGCGAAACCCTTGACTGCCTTGACCAAATCAACACAATGCGGGTAGACGAGGACGATTACGAATGGCTACAAACAGCCGAGTTCATTTTGAAGGCGGAACTATGACCCTCGAAGAACGTCAAACCTTACAAGAGAAGCACAGCCGGGACGAAAAAAATCAATGTTCTTACTGTTTGTATGAAAGGTACCCCTGCGACGTAATCAAGGTACTGGACGCTACCGAAAACCTAAAGTTTAACGACCTCAAAGTTAAAGTTGAGTGCGACCACTGGGTCACGGTGAAGAGGTCAGGTCAGTACGGGTACGCCTCCAGCGTCTTACCCGAGTATTGGACGCACACCTACTGCCCCAAGTGCGGAGAGAAACTATGACCCCCGAAGAACGCCAAGCCCTACGAGAGAAGCACGGCAAATTTGGGTTTCGAGAGAACCGAATCTTTTGTGTTTTTTGCCTAGATGATGACGGATTGGACATCCCCTACCCCTGCGACGTAATCAAGGTACTGGACTGGTTCGAGAACGCCTGGTCCGAGGGATACGGCGAAGGCTACAAAGATGGGCAGGAGAGCCTATGACTCCCGAGGAACGCCAAGTTTTACGAGAAAAGCACGCCAAATGCTTTTGTGGGCATTGCGACTCTAACGAGTGTTCCGCCGGTTGTGTTGGCGACTACCCTTGCGACGTACTTGACGTACTTGACGTACTTGACCAGATTGCCCTCTGGGTAGACCACCACAACATCTTTGACGCTCACGGAGCCATCGAACGAATTCGAGAGGTGCTTCTATGACGGAGCAAAACAGTAACGAAACCATTACGGAATTGACAACTGCCAAGGCTGAGATAAGCGAAATGCGCAAACTAGGTTGGAGCGAACCCAACATTGCCAGGGCTTTAAATCGTCTAAGGATAAAGAACAAAGACAACAAGTTCTGGACCGAAGAACAAGTGCGAGAGCATTTTTAAGGCAAGTATCCGCAGATGGTCATGGTACTTATAAAAAGTACGCTTGACTAGTAGTTATGTGGTATTATTTGCAAGCATTATAAACAGAAAGGATTTACAATGACGCCAGAACAGGCACAGGACCCGGAGTTCCTCGAACACCTCGAAAAGACGTACAAAGAAACAATGACATTTCTCTCATCGTTGAACCCAGAAGCAAAGGCAGAAGTTTACCGTGAGGCGCTGTTGGCCATGACGGGACACCTCGCCAATTTTGCGGGGGAAAACGCAGAGGCGCAGTACAAGAGCCTATTTAACGGCGCAATCAAAACCGGCATTGAACGTGTCGAAACAATTGGGAAGGAATAACCATGGATGAAGTAGACCTCGTAGCAATTGGCTCAATGATTTTTAACGGCGTTGGAGCACTATTGCTCAGAGCGGGCGCAACTGAAAAGGAAGTCGGCAACTCACTTTCTCGAGCATTCGGGCAGCCCGAAGAGACGCTAGAGCAGCCCGAAGAAACACCAGAGCAGTAATGTCAAACGGCCTCGACCGCGCCATCCTTGAACTGCAATCAATCTACAGCAAACTACATGGCTTGCAAGTGTTTGCAGAAAACCTTGAATCACCAGAGTGGCTAGGGTACAAGGGTGGCGTGGAAGACTGCCGTATGCACATACTGGTCACTATCGAAAAACTAGAAGGAGAACGCAATGGCATTTAACGCCACAGCAGACAACGTAATTATCAAACTCGAGCAGGAAGACAAGAAGACCGCATCGGGCTTGGTCATTCCTCAGGGCGCAGGGCCATTGCCCGACGTCGCTGAAGTAATCGCAGTTGGTCCCGACGTCGAGACAGTAAAGCCCGGAGACTCTGTAGTCTTCAAGCACAACATGGCTCACGGCGTCGAGATTGAGGGCGTCAAGTACGTCCACGTGCCCCTAGCGGGCATTGTAGCCGTCTTGACCGACAACTAATGCTACGCCCCGTCCACGGCAACCTCATGGAAGTTGGCAGTCACGTAGAGGTGTTCCAGTGGAACAAGGAAACGGAAGAAAGCGGCTGGTTCTTTGCCTTCAAGCCATCCGAGGGCGGGGCGCAGTATTGGCAAAGAGAAGCACTACCCAAGCCAAAGCCTTGGGGTACGTACGATTATGAAAGTAATAAGTAATGAGAACAAATATTAATAAGCCCCGCTTTACATTCAAAAATTTTTGGAGAAAAATAAGGGGTCTCGAGCCCAAAACTCGAATCTCTTTGGCATGGTTGGCTGCTTTGGTTATCTTCATTGCAGCAACAACGCCGTGGGCATTGTTGGTAGTGTTTCTTATTCTTGGCACTGGCGCTTCAATCACTAACGTTGTTTGGGAAGTATGTGCTTATCTCGACCACCACAACAAGGAGAGCAACCGATGAATGATTTTTTTGCGGGGGGCAACCCGAAGGAAGAAGAATCCGGGCCTACATTGGAACAACTTCAAGAGCAAATAATGCAAACCTACATTGAGGCAATGCTAAGCGACGGAAGAAACCCAGACACAGGAGAGAAGATGGGACAGTTGAACACGGAAATGAATGAAGAGGCGTATTTTGAACAACAGAGTACGGTAAGTGATGCAGAATTGAACGAGTGGCTAAATGAGATGACCAGACAGGTGCTAAGCGGTGAGTTAGTTGTTGATGGTGAAGAACCTGAGTATTTGCAAGGTGATTGAGGAAAGCACGCAGGGATTGTGAGTGATGTGAGTTATGGGGAAGAGGAGTGTAAGGTGAAAAAACCATGCTTATACGCCCTTGCCCGGTCCCTCGCGCACGCGTGTAGGTACTTTTAGAGCCAAAACCCCCTAGTAATCATATATATTTGTACCAATATTCCTTGTAATGGTACAAAAATTGTGGTATACTGTACTTTATGAGGGTTTATCCGAGGCTAATTTTTCCCCACATTTGCCTTAAAAACTGGCTGAGGCCGGCCTTGGGCTAAATTTTCCCCAGTCTTTTTTTCAAAAACTGGCTGAGTTTGCCCGTTTCTTTTTGGAAATTTTGGCCTCGCGTATACGCGAAAAAAAAACACGCGAATCGCGTATACACGCGACCCACGCGAGGCGTCGATTTTAGGCATTATTTTACGGGGGCTAGGCAATCTATCCAGTTGGGATAAAGCGGGCACTACAGGGCACTACAGGGGTCTTACAAAGGGTTTTGGATAGACTGCCTAGCCACGGGCTAGTTGCTACTTACAACGGTGACGCTCCACGGCACGTTTCATAAAGCGTGCGTTGCCAATCGGGACTAACTTTCCACAGCACTGTAATTGTTGCGCAACAATGTTGGTGCTGTTTGGTCTTTGGAGTTGGTAATTACTCATTTTCTCTCACCCCCTTTCATCAGGAAGTTTAGAAAAGGGTTATTGAAAAATCCCGTGTTATTAGAAACCATCACCGTAGCCTTTTCAGTAGGTTGGAATAGATACTGGCGTCATGCGCACGGAACTCAGGGTCTTCGATACGTACCCATTCCTGCTCCTCTTCGTCCCAGATTACGCCCTCGGAGAACCTTGCCTCTAGGGTGCCTGTGTCGGAAGTAAAGCCCGTGTCCTCGTTGTAGGCCACGACAAAGTAGTGAGTGAACCTACTCATGCCAATTCCTCCACGTAGTAGTCGTCGTACCAGCCATCAACCCAGTCAGGGCTG